AGGATGACAACAAAGGATCGTTCGTTCAACCATGTGTACTGGGTCTTCAGTAAGGGAGGCATTGAGCATGACGTGTACAAGACAGTGATAAAGAAGAAGGACTACACAGTTAATCATTTTAAAAATAGATAGATAGGGTTATATGTTTCGGTCGCTAGTGCCTACCAACAGTAGCAAACTTTAACAACAAACGACATGGAAAATATTTGGAACTACGTATTTCATTGGAATGAATACACACAGAAGTGGTACGCTATACACAGGGATAGGTACCTAGACTATTGGAGTACTAACAAGGAGAACTTCCTATCAGATGAGAACTTAAATAATTTAATTGATAAGCTATGAAACAGACAGCAGTAGATTGGTTATTCAACAGATTGTGGGAGACACCAATAGATAAGTTTACTTGGCAAAGCATCTTACAAGAAGCCAAGCAAAGAGAAAAGATGCAAATAGAATCGGCACATAGACATGGTGCATCTGATCTTATTCTGCATCGATACAAAATGGAACAGTACTACAACGAAACCTACGGAGATGACACCTAAAGAACAAGCAGAAGAACTAATAAATAAGTTCATACATAGTGAGTCCCAAGATGGATACAATGATGTCAGAGATATATACGCTGCTATAAGATGTGCATTGATAGCAGTAGAGCAAATACTTGAAATAATTTATTCAAATTATGATTGGGAATATTGGAATCAAGTTAAACAAGAACTAGAGAAACTATGAGTCCAGACATAACAATGTGCAAGGGGACTAATTGTCCTGCAAAAGAATCCTGCTATAGGTTCACAGCAATTCCAAATGAGTTTAGGCAATCCTATTTTATGGAGCCACCAATCAAGGATGGTAAGTGTGATTATTATTGGGGTGATACACAGCATGAAATTTGGAACCAATTAAAAGATATAATGAAATGAAAATAATTAATAGTTTAAGTGGAGGCAAGACATCAAGTTACATGGCTATGCATTACCCTGCTGACTACAATCTATTTGCCCTGGTACAGATCAATGACATAAACTGTAAGCCTAAAGATGAGAGCATAGTTAAATATGTTTCTGAAAAAATAGGTAAAGACTTTATTGCTACAGCAGAGAGTGACCTTACTCTGTATGCAATGAGAGACCTTGAGCAGTTGCTAGGTCAAGAAATTATATGGGTTGTAGGTGATACTTTTGAAAGGGTAAATAGAAAAATAACTGGAGGCAAAGGTTTGCCAAATAACCAATGGAGATTCTGTACTACTGAGATGAAAATCAGACCTATCTTTGATTGGTGGTTTAAAAACATCAATGAGAAAGTAAGAATGGGGATCGGATTTAGATACGATGAAAAGGAAAGATCAGAAAGATTTAGTACTACCTTTAAAGGAATTGTAGGCAAAAGAGGTACAAGAAATAAATGGGAAGAATTAGAATGGAGAGAGGGATACTTCCCTTTAATTGAAGATAAAATAACTCACTATCCTATTTACCAATGGTCACAAAAAATAGGAATTACTTTCCCGGCAGATAGCAATTGCGTTGGATGTTTTTGGAAACCAGTTCAACAGCTTAGAAAGAATTGGGACAACGAACCCAATAAGATGCAATGGTTTGCTGATCAAGAAACACATGCGAACTGGAAAAAGGAAATGAGATACGAGCAAATTAAAACTATTGGTTTACAACAAGACTTCTTCTTTGGAACTGGGAGTGGATGTCAAGCAGGATTTTGTACAGACTAAACAATAATATCATGACAATCTATCTAAGAGACCAAGCAAAGAAGTTATTCTACATGAGAGAGGTTCCTGTAGGATCAATAGGTGTGTTCCAATCAATAGGTGGTGATTGGCTGTACTGGTTCAGCGATGGCTTTACATACGACACAGGTGTTGCTGACACTGAGGCAGAAGCATTGATGATTGCTAAGAAAAACTTTAGGCCCTATGACAGAGCAACAGGTACAGACTAAGCTTATCAAGGACCTTGAGGATCAGGGGTACTACGTTATCAAGTTAATCAAGACCAATAAGAATGGTATCCCAGACCTCATTGCTATCCCCAAGAACTCTGACGTTGAGTTCTACGAGGTGAAGCGAGCCACAGGTAAGCCAAGTAAACTACAGGAATATAGAATCAAAGAACTACAGAAACATGGAATCAAAGCAGAACTCTTTTATGGAGGATCAGAAAAAGATTGAAAACATACGCAACATAGTTGAGATGGTAACAGGAGAACGAATCCTGTCCACCACAAGATACCGTGGTGAGGTGGAGGCTAGAATGATATTAGCCTCTATACTAAAGGACACAGGCATGCACGTTGAAAGCATTGCACTGAGCATGAAGAAGAGCAGATACGCTGCTGAGTACTATCTTAAAAGATTCAATGACCTTGTTGAACTGGATTCAAAATTCAGAAGTTTGTATCTTAAGTGTAAAGAAATGGTTGTGATGAATAAATTTAAGGACGAACCTGTGAATTCATACAATATTGTTGGTAGATTAGTGCAAGAGAATGAGGCACTTAAGCAGGAACTTAGATTACTCAAAGAAAGAATGAGACCTATTTACAATTTTATAACAGAGAAAGAATGGATGGAAGACTCCAACAAGAGAGGGATAGAGCAGCAAGGATAGCCTTCACTACCGAAGGCTTCCATGCCAGCGTTGCTATGATTTACGAGAAACTCGTGGACAGGGAATACGAATCCGTTAAGGATGACGTTAAGATACTTATCAAGGATCTTAGGGATATCATCAAGACAATAGAATATGATGAGGACTTTTAGTCCCCACCATATATCTGGTCCTTCATCTTCTTTTTAAATTCTCTCTGCTCCTTCTCGAAGGCTTTAACCTCTTGCTCTACTTCATACGCAGCAGACCCAGGACCGTACATCTTGTTATATAACTCAGGGTTATACTTCTTCATGTCGGTCTTATTCATCCCTCCACCTCTGCTACTTCCACCACCAGATGACTTCTTCTTAGTAGGTTCATTACCTGCTGCTATATCAGCAACTCCGGCTTCTTCTTTTACTGCCTTCATTCCTGCCTTCAAGTTGTTGTAAGATGGTAAAGATGTTCCTCTATAATTTAGGAATAATTGAGTCGCAGTAAACATAACGCTTAATGCTAGTACTTTTAGTTCCTCATCTTCTGTTAATTCTTCTACACCTTTATTTTGAACCTTATCAATTATGGTTTTGAATTCATTAACTGCACCCATTCCATCTAGAATTAAATTACTAAGCACCACAAACTGAGGAATGTATTTTATTATTGCTGAATTTACTTTATCAGCGGTACCATATCCACTTAACTTCTGAGTAGGAAGAGGATCTACATAGACACTACCCTTTAGCATCTTTTTAATTGTAGCCTTTGTTTCCTCATTGTCAGTAAGCATCATTCCAAGTGTACCAAGTAATTGTAGAATTGCTCTACCACCGCCTGCATACTTGCTTGCTGCTAATGCTGCTGCGTTTGCTGCGGTCTCCTCAATAAATCCTTTAGTAGTCATCAACTCTTCCAATAACTTTTCTCCTCTCTCTTCCTCTTCATCATCTCCAAAAAGAATCAATCTAGAAGCGTACACTACTGATGACAAGAATCCGTAAGCAGCCACGTTCAAAGCAATACCAAGAGGCTTCTGCAATTTGCTTAATGAATCTACTGTATCACCCTTCTTCAATACTTCTAACGCCTCCCTAAATCCATTAAAGAATTCAGTTATTTCTCGGTAAGGATAGTTACTAAAGAAGCCAAGTATCTGACCAGACACTGTATCTCTACCAACAGTTTTTCCAGGGAAAATTATAATGTCTCTTCTCTGACCAGCCTTTGTAGTTGGACCAATAATCTTTTCAGTCTGTGCATCAGCGACAGCAGAAGCATCCTTAATAGCCTTACCATACTTCTCTCTATATGCTTCGCTATCATTGAACTTCTTCATGTCAAACTTCTCACCTGTGATATTCTGAAACTCATTAGTGAATGTTGGCATCCATGAGGTAACCATCATCGTTCTTTCTGGTAGACCAGATAGGAATGTGGTCCACTTCATAAACATACCCTGTGGTTCTATCCTACCATCATTGATATCAATTGCATTATTGATATTCTGACGTAGTCTTAGAGGGCTATTAGTAAATTCAAGTAGATTTTTCATATCTCCCTGACTACCAAACAAGTTCTTATATCCAGATAATGTTCTAGCTCTAAGACCAAATGATAGTAGGGTAGATGTAAATTCTACTCCTGCTCTGATAGGATCAAACAATGTCATTGCAGCTCTAGCCTGAACCAATCTCTTCAATATGTTCTGACTAGCGGTATCACTGAACTCATAAGCCAATGCATCAGATAGCGTATAAGATATAGCCTTAACTAGCGGATCTTTATCTCCAGCAAGTTCTTTCTTAGCAGATGCCAACACGTTGTTGATATCCTTTAATGCCTTGGATAAGAAGTAATCTCTACCAGTCTGCTCAAGTCCTTTGATGAATAACTTCTCAAAGTTTGTATTGATTGCACCTACTGCTTCACTAACTCTTTCCTTACCGGTACCAGCCTTGATTCGTACCATTCCATTGTCACCAGATGTACTTGGTGCAATTTGAGGAGCTGAACTTCCGTACCTTGATCTAAGCATGTGGAAAGGAATCTCCTTGAATGGATTACCATTCATCTCATTAGCGGCCTTCTGCTTTGATGTTGAATTTTTCTTCTTCCACTCCATTACCTCATCAAAGAATCCCTTCTCATTTTCAGTAAAGAACTTACCATCATTAGCCATGTAGCTATCGTACACCGCCTTTGGATCTACATTACCATCCTTGTCCTTAGGTAGACTCTTATATACCTCTTCAATAATCTTTAACTCTTCAGGAGAGTAGTCATCTCTCATGGTTTCACTAGCCAAGATTTCCTTGAACCAATCACGCTTTCCGATATTATCAACACCCTTATTATTAGGATCAAACTGAGCCATATACTCCTGTAGATATGTGGTTAGCATACCTATTTTAGTCATTTGCTTAGTACTTTTTATTAACTTAGAATCATCAATCTTATACTTTTTCTTAAGCTTTAAGAAATCATTGTATCCATCTCTTAAGAACTTCTCATAAGAACCAATTGCTCTATTGAATGGAGATATAATAAACTTTTGTAATGGCCCTGATGTGGCTCTGCCTAACCCAAGAAGCCCCTCCCAGAATGAACTTTCAAACTGAGCCATCTTCTTTCTTAGTTCTGCTGAACCAAGGCTTAACTTAGATCCTTTTAGTTGCTTACCAACAGCAACACCCTCTTTATTTTTAGATGCTTTAGATACGATGTTTCCAAATCTAAATACATCTATCTCTCCATTGCTAATGTTTTCTAGTAAGTCATTTAAAATGAATAGTTCCTCAGGGGATAGACTCTCAAGGTCAGCATCGCTAAGTTCTAGGTACTCCTTGATTAAATCATTCTCTTCCTTGGTGAATTCAGGATTAGTCTTTGGTCGCTGCGTCTTTATCTCAGATATTAAATCGCTCTTTATCTTTTTGATTTGTTCTGCAAACTTCTTCTCAATAGTAGCCTGGTTCTTTCCAGCTCCATCAATTAAATCCTCATACTCTTCCTGGGTAATAACTTCGTTCTGTAGTAACTGGTATGCCTTTCTCTTGAATGAATTGATGTCTTTTATTAATGCAATATAATCCTCTACACTTTCAACTTTATTGGATAGTATACTATTGAACTTATCTATAAGACCATCCTTTGTCTTAACTGCATCGAACTGATCGTCAACCTGATAAGATTCAATTTCAGAAAGCATCTCATTCATTTTGGAATAAGAAGGAGTTCTATTATTCAAGAAGTCAAGTGCCTCCTTATATTCCTGTATTTTATCTAGTGGTATAAGTTCTGGGTTAATAGATGTGAATCTATCAACAAGATTACTCATTGATGTATGTTTCCTTGATTTAGCCTGCTTCTGTAGTTTTCTTAACTCAGCCATGTCAGCAGCATAGTTGGCATCATCGAATACCTTATCAGTATATTCAATCAATCTATCTACCATGATAGGATTATCAAGATTGACTTTGCTAATTCTATTTACTAAAGCCCTAGCTTGTGCAGCAGTAATGGTTCCCTTCCTTCTAGCAGCAATAATTCTAGCAGCCAATGCTTTTCGCTTGGTATTAAGATCTCCCTTGGCTTCTCTTGCTGCTCTTGCTTCAAGCTTTATCTGGTCCTTCAATGCTGCCATCTCATCGACAGTAACCTCCTTCTTCTTTGGCTTACCTACTACCTTCTCAGCACTAGGAGCACGCTTCTCACGCTTCTTGAACTCCTTGTTCACATTGCGTTCCATAGCCTCACGCTGTACGTCAGTAGCGTTCTCATATACCTTTGTACCACGTAGATATTTGATGGCATTCTCAATTGTACCTTCCTCAGATACACCACGTCTACGTGACTTGGCGACTACACCATCTTTCCCAAACATGTTGTTGAGAACTCTGTCATACCCAGGAGCAAACTCCTCAGTCACCTCAACCTTCTTGGCAGCAGGCTCAGCCTTAGCCATTGCAGTATCTATGACCTTATCAGTCAGACCCTTACGCTGTAAGAATAATATGATAGCCTCCTCAGAGAAACCCTGAGCCCTTGCATCATTGATTAATTTATTTATTCTATCCTGATCATCTAGTTGAGACTTTGAAACTCTGAACTCATTCTTCATTTCATCAGCCTGAAATATAAAGTTAAATGAGTCAATCATGATTTGATCATCTCTGTCTATATTCTCAGTATCAGAAAGTAGGATATTTCTTTTTTGACTTTTGGTCAATTTATTTCTGTACTCTACATTTCTTGCCTCAACCTCTCCTGCTACTCGATAGTAAAGATTAAATGCTTCGGCAGGATTCTTCTTAGACAATTCATCAATAAGATTCTGAGCAGATGGGATTCCTCTCTTTGCATATTCGCTGAGATTTTTTATCATCTCAGTGGCTTTTGCCTTCTCTTCCTTAGTGCCTTTTTCAAATGTTAATTCTTTAACTATATCGTATTGGCTTTTAGCAAAGTCTAGAAGTTCTTTTGCTTCCTTAACTACCTCTTGATTGTCTGAATAAAATAATCTTGCTGAATCATATATACTCTCTCTCTTCTTGACTAACTTTTCAAAGTAGTCAACAATTTTTTTCATCTTGAATTCTGCCTGTACAACACTTGACCCTCCTTGAAATATCTCTTTTACTTGTATCCAGTGCTGGATTTCATGAAGCATAGTCAGCTCAGCAGCCGCTCTATCATTCTTATATTTTGATCTGTTTATTATAATTGCCCCTGTGTCTGGACTAAAATTACCAAACTCTTTTTCTGGCAACAATTTAAACTCAACCTCTATGTTCCTTGCTTCAGGATATGCCTTATACAAATCAGGTGCATCAAATATATCTGATAGTTTAGAAGGAGAACTTATATCAATATTCTCTTTGAACTTACCATCTGGTATTTCATATCTCCACTTACCATCAGATCCCAACTCCCATCCAGTAATGAGTTTAGTTCTTTGTGGTAGCAATCCTTCTCTAGATAGAATTTTAGCAACACCTAAATCATGTCTTACTACAGCTTCAAGTTGAGCATTCTCTCCAATTATCTGAGACTTAGATACCCTTTTAGATTTTGGCGTAGCTTCATCCTGAGTTCTGCTTACAAAGTCTCTCTTCGCCATTTGTTCAGCGGCACCTTCTCTAGGGATAAACCCTTCTCCTTTGGCAACTTTAGTAGGCACATTTGGTGTGGCCTCTGTAAGTAACCCTCTTTGTTTTAAATACTTATCCTTAAATTCAGTCTTAGCTGGAACAGTTAGATTGGTATATGATCTTTTATCTAAAGGAATTAATCTAGCCTCTGCCTTATAAAACTTATCATCCTTGTAAATCTCTCTTACCAAAGCATCTCTTTCTTCTTTTGATAAAGAAATTTCTGTGTCAGGCTTAGCATATTCAGAAAAGTTTTCTTGAACATCGTATAGGCCATCAAGTCTAAAATGATTTGTTCCAGGAAGTTTTGCATTAAACAATGGATGTACTATACCACTTCCTTGTATGTCATTTATTAAAGTCTCTCTCTGTTCTTTTGGAAGTACATCTAATTCAAATCCACCAACCACATACCCTCCAGTATTATTTAGAATTAAATCATCTGTCAAGAATGTATTGTCTCCGTACTCCTTAAGGAAATCATATATGTTGTACCCAACATTGTTAAGTGCAATCTTACTATAGTTAGTAGACTTGTTTGTTCTTATATTTTTATTCTCAAGGATTATACCTTTACCAAGTTCCTTTCTTATTGTAAAAGTAGTGTCATTAAGAAACTCTTTAACTGCTTCTTCTAAATTGGTATTCTCATCTATGCTATCAATCAAGTCAAATAATCTCTTCTCTGATCCTCTCTTCAAAGCAGCCTGATCATTCTTCAATTCATTTTGAATAGCCTTAGAGCCTTTTATAAAACTCTTAATGGCATCCTTAGTTTTTGCTAACTCTTCCTTAGAAGATGCGGCTATTTCTTTTAGCCCTCTGATAATGTACTTAGCACCATAAGAGTTATTGATAGTAGTATGTGGAGGCTGAATCATTACTAGCACAAGAGTCTTCCCTGTACCATATGCTTTCTCAGCTGCTGTATAAGTTCCTCTTACTGTTCCAGTACTAACACTTGCAAATCCAATACCATCATCAACATTCTTTTTGTTTGAAGCAAACCCAAAACCACCAAGGATTGCGTCTCCATTCTTATCTACACCATACCCAGTGGCATCACTTGTAATGATTAATACTCTGCCTTCATACTGTCTAACTAATTCAGTTAAAGTCTTTATAGGTAAGTCTGCTATTGTTAGGATATCTATTCCAGATGGGAATTTATAATCACCTATATCAACCTGAGATTTAAACTTCTTACCAACAAATTCTTGAGGATTACTTACAGGTATTGCTACACCTGAAGAGTATGGCTCTTGACTATTTAGTTGCTGTATCTCACTGCCCTCTCTGATAGCACCAGAGATAGTATTGAAGAAGTCAACTACGTCCTTGGTATTCTTAGTATCCTCAAATGGTTTGAACTTGCCACCTGTAATCTTAGACACAAACTCATTAATCAACGCAGCAACTTTCTGCATTGTACTTACAGATACGCTTGTCTCCTGCTGCTCTAACATACCAGTTAACTCAGCCAAGAACTCCTCATGGTTTACATCTAGTAGTTGTCCTGTAACAGGGTCAACATACTTAGCAGCAAAATCATTTAGTTTCTTATTTGCATCACCCTTAAGTACCTTGGATAGTCTTGTTCTAAAGTCATTGAATAAGTTTACGTTCTCTCCAAATGTCTTAAATAGTATACCATGAGCAACCTCATGAGCTACTGTTCTAGAGTTAGCTCTGGATAGATTTATGTCAATCCTTCCTGTTGTCTTACCATCAGGAGTAGTCTCATAAGAGAAGTTGCCTCTAGTTCCAGATGCTCCATCCATGTCTGCCATTGCAGCATTATAACTACCCTCATCATCATGGATTACAATATCAATATCAGGGAATACAGACTTCAATGTTTTGATAGCCTTCTTCGCTGTGTCAATAATCTTTAATCTTGTGCTAGAAGATTCTTTCTCTTCTTGTGTTGTGGCCTGCTGAGATTTTGACTTAGTTCTATTTCTTAACTCCTCTACATCAGCATCATTTGATATTGATATACCAGCAGATACGGTAGGAGCAGTCTCTTGCTCTGCAAATAGTTGCTCAAGTCTTGATACTTCTCCTTCTACATCTACCTCCTGAGTAGGTTGTTCTAATGCTGCTAGTTCCGCATCATACTTGGCATTTATAAACTCTCCTACAGTTTGATCGCTACCTACTTCATAAACTTCATTAAGACCTTCTTCATCGTAAGTGCTCAGTTCCTCTTGTCTTCTTCTCTCAATCTCATTTATTTTTTCTTGACCTTCTTGGGTAACGCCTTGAGGTTCTGCTTGGGGTTCTCCTTGCGCCATTTCTTGGCTAACTCTGGTTCCTGGCTGTACAGGTACTTCACCTGCTGCTTGCTTTTGAACGGCATCTTCTGATAGTTTAGTAAGTTGTTGATTTATTTCGTTTACTCTATTTCTTTGAGGAACTGTCAATGCTTGATCCTTGCCATCAATCTGACGCTCCAATTCACGCTTCTCCTTTAGCAAGTTCATCGCCTCCTTCTTACCTTTCATGTCAAGGTTATCAGGCAACGAGTTGAATAAACTAATAGAGTTTCTATAGTTATTTAAGATGTCTTTACCTTCAGCAGAAGTAATCTCTCCAGCATTAATTCTAGACTTAAGCCTAGCAATAAATCCCTTCTGAATGTTTGAGTCATTTGCCATCTTCTCGAACATAGCAAACTGAGCATCATCCATTCCTAAGAATCCCTTGCCTCTGTAGGCGGCAGATATAGATCCAGGTACAGCAAGTACTCCTGCTCCAATACCTTCCTGTAGACCAGCCTTACCTACTTGCTCAATAAATTGTACCACAGAGTCAGGAGTATCAAACATCTTCTTCTCCTTAGCCATGTTGTAAATTTCTTTGGCAGTGATATCAGCAACTTCTTGTAATGCGCCTGTTTCAACTTCTGCTAAAACACCAGCCCCTAAAGTTAAAGCTCCTCTGCCTATAGCGCTATCAATCTCATTCTTAATTACTTCTCCAAATGTCTTGTAACTAGCACCTGTCCCAACCTTTCCTAATGCCTTAAGCACTAATCCATTCAAGAAACCTTTTTGCTTTAATAAGTTACTTAGACCAACACTTTCAAGTATACCTACAGCTACTGCAATTGGAGCCTTAACTAGTAACTTCTCATTCTCTGACACATCTGCAAATGCAGGATCATTAGCCATCTCATCATCCAGTCCTGCCAATACCTGAGAACTCATCAATACTGTACGTGCGATTGGTCCACCAGCCATAGCCGGTATAGATGTCAATGCACCAAGCAATGCGCCTCCAACAAATGTCTCTTCAATTGACCTGTAATACTCAGGAGAAACCCCTGATGATTCCATAATCGTCTTAGAAGCCTTATCTAAACCACCTATAATCTCTCCCTTTACACTTTTCTTTGCTACATCTCGTACCCTATTCTCTATATTAGCAATAGTTTCAGGGCTTAGTCTACTAGTGATTGATATGAAGTCTTCTCCTTCAGCAATATCTACACCCTCTTTCTTAGCCTGCTCTATGAAGTTTTTCTCGTAATCATCCTGACTCATTATAGCCTGAGTTGGTATTACTTCTCCCAAGAAATCAATAGCAAGCCCAGAGAATCCTTTAGCCATATTGTAGATTGACTTATTAGCAACGGCATTTAAAGCAGCACCATACCATGTACCCTGCTGAGCTTTCATCTCAGTGTACTTGCCTATGGACCTGTTCAATTGCTGACCTCTCTTTGACAAATCCTGAGCATCCTTTATAAAGGATTGGAATTCACCACTGAACTGATCTGCTCTTGATATGAAGTCATCTACTCTAGCAATGTACTCCGGATTGTTTCTTTGCTGTACAGGAACACTTTCTAGTTGTGCTTTCTCTGCCTCTAGTTTATTCTGAGTCTTAACGAACTCAGCATTTCTTGCCAAGATTTTTGTCTCTTCTGCATTGATGCTTGCCAGAGACTCATCAAGTTCCTTCTGAGATACAATCTTTTTATTAGCGTCTGTGTACTGCTTCTGTAAAGTGGATAAGTTCTTTACAGCGGTGGTGCCCTTTCTTAAAAATGCGTTTAGTTTATTGGCTTCTACTTCTCTATCAGCAGGGTCAATTATATCCAAAGATATTTCAATAGACTCTCCTGATGGAGATGTGGCTTTCATAAAATCACCAGCACCAGTTTCTTCAAACTTAAATCCTAGTGGACCGAATTGATACTTAAGTTGTGGTACAACATTCTCCTCAGTCTTACCTATAAGTTCTGGTTTAACAGCAGATAACTGCTCCTCAACAAACTTAGGAAGTGGAGCGGTTTTCTGTTCAGGCAATCCCTTCCCTGGTTGAAATTGAAATTCAGTACGTGCAGGTAGTTTCTGCTTAGGTAACTTTACCTCAGGTTGCTTTTGTGCAAAGGCAGGAGTCTCCTGTACAACTTGACCAGTACGTGGGTCAAAGTTTGTAAGCCCCGAACCACCATCCACAAATGGTGATACCGTATCTTTTTTTTTTACTGGCTCAACAGGCTCAGATGCCACTAGCTTTTCAGCCATAGGGCTAATCAGTTGGTTGAAATCATTTACGCTGCCAGAGTATCCATCATTCTTAAAAAGATTATATGAATAATCAAGAGCTTGTTTGTCTGAACTTATAAGTTGTTTGTATTGATCAAGTGTTCCGGTATACCCATCTTTCTTGAATAGTTCATACGAATAATTTAAAGCCTGTTCGTTCATTTTTAAGGATTAAATCGTGAAGCCCCTCCTGTCTGTTGTCCTGTCATCAAAGATACACCAATAATTGTTGGGTCCTTAGAGATTGAATAATTTGTTACTCGATTAATTAAGTCATCTAGATATCTTTCTCTTTGCTTAAAAAAATCAGTTCCTTTATTTCGTGCATCTGTTTTCGACAAGTCATAAGAACCAATTAGAACATCATCATTATCAGTAACTGTTACCACATCATCTACTGATGATACTTTAAACTTACCTATTAATGCTGGATCAGAACTCAAAAGATTTTGAAGGTTTTCAACTGTTACGTCTCCAGTACCAGTGAATATATAGTTATCTCTTTTCGGTTTAACTTGTTTTAATTTGGTCTTAAATTGATTAACACTTTCTGAATAGTTACCACCAGCAGATGGTTCCTCAGACTTTTTTATGTCAGGCTGTGGCTTATTGAATGGGTCCTCCTTAAGTTTTATATCAAGTCTGCTCTCAATCTTACGTCTCATGTAATCTCTAGCAGCCTGCTCTTGCTCCGCTGTTAGCCTTGGCGTATAAAAGTTTGTCTTAGGGTCAAACACATACTCAATAACATTGCCTTCCTTGCCTGATATATTTGACACGTATGCCTTACCATTCTTGTCCTTAACAAGGTCGTTAGTAAGTACAGATGTGATGTTAAATGGATTAGAGAAGAATGAATTAATCTCTTCATTAAGAGCCTCCTCGTATCCAGGTCTCTTCCTTACATCATCAATCGTTACAACCTTACCCTGTAGTCTGTTCAGACTTTGTATAGTAGATTCAGTAAACCCACCAAAACTTTTACTTGCAGCCTCAGCCGCACCATTAGAATCAAAGTAATCAACCTTGGTATTCTGAATCTTCTTTAGGAATCCAGATGGAGCAATCTGCTTACCAACCTTCATTACCCCCTTGTTTTCAGGGTCAGGCTCCATGATACCAATATTAACCATAAAGTTATTTGGATCAATCATAGCCTTTGATTTAGAGAAGTCCCCAAACTGCTCAGTATAAGCCATCAAGTCCATCTCAAACGCTTGAGATTTATTAGCAGGGTCATTACTTATCATCCTGTCTCTCTTCTCTTTGAATGCAGTTTGAAAGTTTTTAATCACACTAAACAACTCATCAGTACCATCGTTTAGGTTCTGTCTCATGATAGTGTAGTCTTTTAATTTAAGAGCACCAGACTTTAGTAGTCTATCCTGTAACAGGATAGCCTGTCTTGCATTGTCCGCATAATCAAGAGTCCAAGTATTTAGATTAGTATGGTCTCCAGTAGGTGCCTCAGACAAACTCTTTAGGTTCTCTCTAGTGACCTTATCAATAGCAGTTCTTTTATCCTCACGGATTTTCATCTGCTCTTGAAGCATGTCGGTAAGGCCCTTACCAATCTCTGCCCAGTTTACAAAACTGTCAGCTTCTCTTTCTGCAAATTTATAGTATGTAGCCATTCCTTAATTTCCAAATGGGTTTGTATTAAATCCTAAAGAAGGATTTGAAAATGCATTTAAAGAACTTGACAAATTTCTTTTAGGTGCTAAGATGTCCATACCCGGGTCATATCCTCTTGAGAATACATCTCCTGATATTGAATTAATTATGTTCGGGCTTTTAATTAAATAATCTTTAGCATTCAACGCATCCATTGACCCTATCTTATTGGCGATATCTCTATTACCTGTTAGTTTTGATATGACCATATTAAATGGCAAAGGCTGATTTGTAGTAGGATCTAGAAATTGTTTGTTTAATGTTTTATCTGCTGCGGCTTTCTCGTACTGCTTAAGCAAATTATCATATTGCTTAACGCCCTCGCTAGATTTATATAACTCACTTGCTTCTAGGTATTGCTGACCTGCTGATTCAAGCCCTGTAAATATTCCTTTAACAGCAGCAGCACTCTGAGCACCAGCCTGAGCAGCAGCTTGTTGAGCTCCCTGTGCCTCAGCCAAGTTTAGATTAGCTCTAGCTCCAGCAAGTCTTGTCTCCTCCTCAGCAGTTGCAGCTTCAAGACCCATTAGTTGTTTGCCAATATCTCCAGCTATTTCTCTCTGAGCCTCAGTCTGTCCTCTGTATACCTGTCCTGCAATAGCCGCAGCACCTCTCTCACTTTCTCTTCCTGCTTGAGTAATGTCTGCTCCTGCCGATAGGTTAGCCTCAATCTGACGCTCCATTGCTTCTCTTGGTAGGCTGAGCCCTGCAATTCTATTTGCACTCAACTCATTCATCGCCTTATTAAATGCGTCTTCAGCAGTTCTTGATGCTTTTCTAGCTGCTTGACCTGCGCTTACAGCCTGTCCAGCAGATGCTCCTGCACTTGCTATTGCTGTTGATATACCTATTATGGCTGCTGTTTCTAGTCCCATGTTATAATATTTTTATTAACTCTGTTGAATTTGTACATCCCTTGACATACCCACTATTAATGAAGCTATCAATCAAATGCTTATTGTTATTGTTTGAGAACACATACTTAGCTCCTTTACTTTTGCAAACCTGAGTAAGGGTGTAAATCAATAAATCTATACACTCCTTTCTGGCTGGCTTCTTTCTATAGGTCTTGCTAGATACTATCCACTCAACCCAAGCAACCTTTGCATTCATGGTATACATAAACCCAGCACATACTGGTTCATCACCATCAAACACAATCAATCCACTAGTACCATCATCAGGCAAGAAGTCTCTACTAGGTGCGTCCAATCCCCAATCCTTCCACCATCCCACTAGGATGTCATCGTAGTCATTTGCATTTAGTTGCCTTAATAATATTCCCATAAATTTAAGGATAACTTTTCATTACTTCAGACTCAACTGCAAATAGCTCCACCTTATCCACTCTATTGTTCTCTAATGTGAATACGCAATAGTGTCCTAGCACACCATGAGACTCCGCTACGGACCCCTTAATATACATAAAGAATGGGTTAGTTATACCTGGTACACTACCACCTGCTATTGATGCATTCACTACAATCCTATTATTTCCTGCTGGATAGTCAACTACAATACTTGTAATCTGCCCACATAACACAGGAGTACTGTAATTAGGAGGTAGGCTATAATACAAGTAATCGCCAACACTAACAATGCTACCAATCTCAGTTAGGTCAGGTGATATAGGAAACGATACGTTCAATGCTGATGCAGCACCAGTCACATTCTGACTTAGCCCAATACCATTCACTGATCTAAGCGCATACTCTGATGGCTGCGCTGGCACTGTTCCAGCGTTTCTAACGAACGCAAACCATGATGCCTCCTTCTTCTCATACCATGCTGATTCGATGAAGCCAGAGGTCTGTATATCGGTCTCAGCTAGTGTTGCCCAACTATGATTACCCTCAAGATTTATGGTCTTGAATATCTTATTCTCAAGAGGAGATGTGTTAAACACACTCTGTATTCTAGAAGTGTACTGAGTACCATAGAAATTATTTCTAGTCTCATTCACATTGTGACGATACAAGTTCCCTCCCTTGAAAGTATAGAAGTAGTTGTTCATCCCGACCATGTAGTCCGGAATGAAGGAGTAGAATGAAGGCCACCCCTGTGATGATTCGCTATATGATAGTGTATAATTTGCCATAGTTTAACAAGGTCCTCCCCAAGTTGAAATTACCCCAACTCCATCGATTAATAATGTCTCTCCTGAAGCAGGAGCTGATACAGTCTTATAGTGTGTATTGTTACCATTCAATGGTGTAGTAAGCCCTACGTTTGTGTATAGAACCTTACCTGCAAGAAACACATCGTATAGTGATGGTTCTGTTCCAGTGATGTACACTGTCAAAGGTGTACCAGTTCCTGCACAAGCAGCAGATGAACTACCCCATCCGTAAGTATTTGGATTTGTAGTCACATCAAAATATACTGTGAATGTATTAGATGAACAATTACCAAATGCAATAATTACACCATTGGCATCTACTTGAAACCAATTGTTTGCGCCAGCAGCAGTGGTCTTATAGTATCCTGCACTAAGCTTAGATTGACCATTAGCATCACTAAATACTAAGTCATATAACCCAAGTACACCAGCACCTCCATTGACATAAGCCACATAATAAGTTTGATCAATAGTGTCAGAACATGCTGTAGCACTTCCTGCATTTACTGTGCTAGAAGCGAATGATGGCAATGCCGCTGGACATGATACTGATACACTGAACGAAGTACTTACGCATGGTCCAATAAAACTTAAGTTTAATATTGATGGGCTTGCAGCAGTCTTTGGTATAACCATTATTGTACTTCCAGGTGCAGATGCAGTTAATTCTGTCTGACCTGAAGTTATGGTAACAACCTCTGTAGTACCAAGAGAAACAAAAATAGATCCATCATACTGGAATTCATTTAAAGTAAATGGTGAGTTTGCGACTATCCCACAATCAGAACCTGTAGCTCCAATGTATGTGGCTATTCCTGCTGTACCTTGTAACCATCCGTAGTTAGGAGAAGATACCCCATTATAAATAGTGCTATTGTATACTGCTACTATTCCCTTTGGAACAGATAGCGCATCAAACTCAATTACTACCGCTCCAGTATTTGTACCTAATTCAGTATTCAAGTAGTATATACCCTGTCCACCATTAGCAGTTATTGTAGTACCTCCACATGGAATTGAACAAGCAAGACAATTTTGCTGAGGCAATAACACTCCTGATACTTGCTCCCTAACAATAGCACCATCAGAATAAAATCCATTTGCAGCAACTGTAGTTAGAGCAGCATTTGAATATACCACGGTAGCACTGCTAAGTGATGGGGCATCTAAATAATATGTTCCTGATGTTGCCATATTAAGTTGGTTCTTCGCAGCCGCAGCATGCGTCTTGAGTAGTTGTATTAGAGTAGCAAAGATTTACAGACAATGAATTTCTATAATCCCAAATTAGATAAAGATAATTTCCACTGATAGGCACACTGAAAGTTCCTGAATAAAATCCTGCACTTCCTGTTATCGGACTAACAACCGTAGATGCTGCTAGTAATCCTGAAATGCCAACAGAAGTATTTGGATATAAGGTATTGCTACGCAAATATCTAAACTTATCTTGACCTAAAACAAAATCAAATGTATCTGGAACAATCTTATTCGATATAATCTGTAAGTTTGAACCATTTGTTGGTATCCCTCCAAACCCTTGAGGACCAGATATTATTTCATACTGCGAAACCACAGGACTTGAATCATCTACAGCAAAGGTAACAAAAGTAGATTGCAATGGTGATACATAAGTTCCATCAGTATATCTGTACTCATTATGTATAAACTTGCCTGCATCCACCACGCTAGTCAATGTAACTTTTACAATAGTTAAAGTCTCCTGAATAGGGCAGTTAGGAACTACAGTAATCTCAAGTGGACCACTAGCAACAATAGTTACAGTCGCTACATTCACATTGTTCTTATCCTTTTCAAATTGTAAACTTCCAGATGTAGATACAAGTCCAGATGTTACAACATTACCATCGTAAGTTACAGATATGGTAAAGTTAGATGCAGATCCAGCAGGGACACTATAGTTGATATTTGTTACACCAACAGGTTGACCAAGGTCAACGCAGTAAGAAAACGTGTTTCCAGTTGGTATAGTAAATGTCTGAGATACTCCGCAAGCTATGCAATCAATTGGTATAGGTAACTCCTCAGAGTTCGTAGTCAAAACGTATTCATTTAGATACGGATCATAGCCACCTAGTTTCTGAGTATTAAATGATTCAATAAACTCATCTCTAAACCAAGTCCTCATTCCAAAATCTGATATCACAATAAGTTGGTCTCCCTTTAAATTAAGCACAGCACCACGCTTTACATCTGTAAAGAACTTGTCAGGTCCCCACTGCACATAACTCTCTGGGTGGAAGCTAATTCCATACTCTTCTGTTCTAGCAATCTGAGTACCAAGTATCTGTGGTATTGAAGCGATTGTACCCCCACCAGAAGAATCTGAAATCAAGTTCTTACTAGCAAGCACATAAGATATCTTATCCTCCTGTAGTACAAGCACATTAGTCTCACTACTATCTAGAATGTAGATAGGGCCAAATGCCACCTCAAGGTACTTATAGTTAAGTAGACCAAGGTTAAACTCATTTAACTTATTAACATTGGACTCAAAGTTATAGACACCGCTATAGGTGATATCAGCAAACCTTCTAACTCTCTGGTAGTCTTGAGCAGCGACTGCTGTAACTCTATTACCAAGAGATAGTGTCCTACCAATGATTGAGTCAAGAATCTTATAACTCTCCGCTCCGTTACCAAATGTAAAGCAGTTAAAGAATTTGGTATCAATTATAGCTGGTACAGAAGATGTTTGATTCTGTATGTTCCCAGTATGAAACCCATTTACAATAGGTAGAGATAACTCATTCTCAAAGAAAATATCTGGAGATGCATCTATTGGCTCAGTCTCAAATATGATTATATTATCAGCTCTAAATACATCAATAGTAGCAATTATACTAGATCTCCTTCCTTCTCTATAGAACTCACCATTACATCTAACTGTTCCAGACATAACTAGTGTCAACTCATTAGTCACTGTGTTTCTAGCGAATCGATACTTATTAGTACATGTTAAAGGAGTTGCAATAGCACTTGTTGCTGGTCCTGTAGTATAATTATAAACCCCTAATTCAGTTCCAAGATACTCATTCTCAATCTCACATCCAGTTCCACCTACATCTTGAATACCTTGATCAAGAATAATCTGAACATTGTCTCCATTAAACCATTCCAACATGTTGTCATAGTTTGCGGATGCAATCATGGTTTTCTCTAGGGTATATATCCTAGTTTCACAAGACCCATTACCTTTGCCAACACCAAGTCTTTGGAACTTAAGGTTTATCTGTATTCTACTACCAGCAGGAACAGTATAATCCTCATACTCCCATGTAGGGTTAGAAGGATCATACCCAGCCTCCTTTTTTATGTTCATTGGGTAGGCTAACTTAGGGTATCCTCCCTGTATATTTTGATCTACCTCAATTGTTCCAGCTGATACAATAGAATTGTAATCAGTTACAGTAGAAAAGTTATTTGGATTAATCTTTATGTATACGCCAGCCGGAACAGCTATATCCACAGTTGGATCAGTAGGGCTTGGTATCTCAACAAATCCTGCTACTTGAGATTCTTTTTCAAGCACAGTAGCGTATACACATCTGTTAGTAGCACCATTCGTATCTGCTTTTACTATAAGCCTATCTCCAGCTTGAACCTTCCTAGCATTCTCGCCTTCAAGTAAGAAGTAAGTATTATTAGTTGATGGATCATTGAAGAATATGCTGCTATAAATAGTATCGTACGTGTCCTCGTCTGGCTTGATAACAAACTTGTATCTTGTAGCCCAGTATGGTGGCTTCTGTGCAGTAGGGATAGTTACCTGAATAGAGTTTTTATTATCAGATGCAGAACATGGTACGTGAACCGTATTGTTTGGACTTACTAATGCAGTGGTTGATCTGTTAAAATCATCCATGTAAACAATGCCAATCTCATATCCTCTATTGCTATGTAAACTTCTAGGTGTATTTATCTTTTGATAAAATGCCTCAACAAAGCTGTATGAGTAATACTCCCATACGCTTGGACTAGGTGAAACTGTGTTATCAACATACCTCATGGTAAGCAATTGCAATCCAATCTGTGTACTATCAGGTGTTGTAATTATACCAATACCTTGACCAGGAACATTAATACCACTGTCAGTTTTAGTTAATACGCCTAGATTAGTTGAAAGCGCACAATTGAACTGATCAGTAAAAGTAGTACCATCACATGCATCAACAACAGGCTCAATATTACTAGTGATTCCTAGATAACCGATAGCATCTTTAAACTCTAGACTAAAAGCCATCTCATATACTGAGCTGTAAGACTTAGGTAAAATAAATGAGAATGTAAGGGATATATTGTCATTGGTTTCCGTAGGGAATGATGGTACAAATCCAGTAAAAGAATAATGATCAAAAGTCATATCCACTGTAATAGAGGCACCTTCAACAAGTTCAAGACCATCAAGTTCCAAATATACCACAGAGTCAGGAATCGTCTCAAAAAATACAGGAGGAATAGCACCAAAATTATATAATCCAAAATCAAATGAATCATTAATCTCAATGTTATTTATCTCTTCAGATAGCAATGTAGTAGAGTACCCCAACTCAACTGGGTTACCATCATCATCTATCATGTCATACCCCTCAACGTAGTTTCCATACATCAGTCTATTGCCCATAATAGTTTGAGCCTTAGCTAGAAGTGGAACATTGTCGAATAGTCTAGACAGCTCGCTCTCAGGGAGTATTGTAAATATCTTGCTGTTTGTAAACGTAAATTCTTCATCAACATTGTCAGATAAGCCAGCAACAGCTTTATTTATCTTTTCAATGACCTTAATTACATTGCTTGTGGTCTCCTTAAATAGCAAGTCAATGCCTTTAACAAGCGGACCACCAGTATTGTAAGTTACGATTGCAGTGTTGTACTGGTTCTGCATACCATCATTTAGATAGCTGTTAATGCTAAAACTAAATGGCTTAGGTTGAAACGCAGGGTCAGACCACTGAGATGTAGCCGAATACTCGCCATCCTCATACTGATATCGGTAAGCAAAGCAAATGAACCTGCTCTCCAAGAAGTTCTCCTGATCCCCAGTATTTATAAGTTCTACACTAGGAGACTCTACTGGCGGCTTCTTAATAACAAGAATAGACTCAGCACTAAACTGGTCTATGTTTCCCACAGGATCAGGATAGTTCTTATCTAAGTTAATTACCCTAGGTGGATTGTAATCGTCTGTAAAAAATAATAAGTTGTCAATAATATTTACCCCTGTAATAAGATATCCGGGGTTAAAGTTTAGCGTGGTATTAACTCCTCCACCATCGTTGATGCTAATCAAGTGGTATGTCAATATGTTGTTGTACACATTGAACGACACAATCATGTCAAGCTTGCCTGTAGCACCTACAGGAAAGTTTGAGTCATGAATAAACCAATAGATAGTTTCGTTTGTATTGTCAGTTATAGTACCTATACATCTAGCAGATGCGCTAAGTGCTGTTCCATTAATGTACTTTAGCGTGGTTAGTTTGGTGTTCCCTTTAGTGTTCTCAATAACACCAATCTCTGAGTTCTCAGTAGAACCCATGCGAACATTAAGAGCATCAATATACTCTCCATCAGGAATAAGTCGTTCATCAACGACTTTATTCATTCTACCAGCTATGAAGTTCCTTGTGATATTCGCCATATTATTTCAACCACTTGTCCATACCACGTAGGTTCATCAATAGTCTACCTGGATGAATGTTGCTTAATCTGATTTTAGAGTTTCTCAAAAGAGCAGTCTTCTCTTTTCTTGCACGGTTCACAATATATTCCTGAACTCCAAGTTTAGCATTTAGAATCTCATACGTAATGTACGAATAAATAAACTTTTCAAACAATTTATTTACGCTAATACTTAAATCATCACCATTCTCCATGCCATCTGATATGTACTCCAATATCACTGACTGGCCATACATGCCTGAGTTAAAGTTAATTACACCACTCTTAGCATCAATATTAAATGTAGGGTTGAAGTTAGCAGTCTCATTATTAAGACCATATCTAGCACCAATGCCATATTCAAAATACCAGTTGCCATCTAGGTTCCAACCCTCCTGACCATCATAAGCACTCTGAGGGTTCAAGTAAATACTCTTCTTAACACCCTCTAATCTCTGCAAGTCAATCTCAGAAAACTCAGGAGACAATGCATTGCCCTGATTATCAAATAGTATCTTACCGGTGTTGTCCTGCAAGTACGCCTTAGCAGAAAGCACCTGAATGTTCTCAGTCAATGGTCTTAGGTATCCATCCTTGTATAGGTTTACCCTAACCCAGTTCACATAGTCTGACGGTAGAATGTACTTAAGCGTATCGTCCACAGTAAGCTCAAGAACTTTTATTTGCTTAAACGCATCATAGTTTAGTTCTTGTATTGCTCTCTTGGCATGAAACAAAATTTTATATCGCTCTTCATTATTTACTAATGAGTGATTGCCTGAATACATCAACAAGAAATTGTTGACAATGTCCTGTAGACTAACATACTGATATGATCCCCAGTTTGCATCTATAGGAGCAACCCCATTATTTTCGTAGTATTTCTCTTGAGTGATGTATGCCATGATTATTGTGATTGTTTTTGTTCCTCAGCACCACCGAACTGAACTGCCTGAATCTCACGAATAGACATTCCAGCGTACTGAAGAATCTTTGAAACTAATTTTATTTCATCCTCGATAGGCAACTCAAAGTCTTGGTATCCTAAACCAGGAGATTGGTTGAACACTGGCTCACCATTAGTTAGTGTAGTGAATGTCCACTTAGGGTCCTTAGGATATCTAAAGTAATTAGCATCCACCTCGTTAGGAAGATTAATCGTTGATGGGTATACCGTTAGTATGCTACCCTCCTGCGTATACGCTGGGAAGTTTTCAGTAGGAGCAGTCAAGTTAGAGTTCACTAGCATGGTAATCTTTCCATGAGTAACCTTCTCTGCCTCTGCTTTGAATACCCTAGTAGCACCTGAAGCATCGTAGCACAAAACCTTGTTGATCATAAAGTAATCAAACCCAGTGGTAGTTACCGATGGTAGGTAGTATCTATTCGAAGCCGCAGTTACCTGAGTAAGCGTTGATGTAACTGCAAATAGTTCTATTGCTTCCTCTAAAGCCTTCTTCTGATCAGCGTAATCTGTTCCAGCGACACGGGCATTCTCCTTATTAACTAAGTCATTATACCCAGAAAAGTACTCTTCATAGATTTCTAGCTGTGCCTGCTTGGCAAACAGGTTGAAGTCAGAAGGTGAGATGTATCCGTAGTTATTCTTGTTCAGAATTGCCAATACGGTATTTCTAACTGAGTTGATCATTCTAGTCTTTTTACAAATATAAACAAAAAAAAAGAGGGTGTTATTACACCCCCATTTTTAACCATCAAACTATAAACTCTGTTACAAATCTAAATTATTTTCTAACATTTTCAAAGCATCAATGCCATCATCTGTCTTTAGGAATTGAGCCACGGCAAAGTATGGGTCATCACCATAGGATACAGTAAGCATTTTTTTCTTCACTGATGGGGTATTAAACCACACCTCCTTGTTATTGTTTCTGAATGCCAATAACTTGTTCTCAAAGAACACGTGAATATTTGCTTGAAGTTTTAGCATTGGGTCACGTAGGATATTCAAGAATCCTTTTGGATCTCTCTTTGCATAGATTAAGATATCACGCTTAAGTTCAGATGTTGTGAACTTATTAGGGTCCTTACTGAACAATACTCTAGCAATTGTCTCAAGCTGATCAACACTAAGTTGACGTGCTTCAATCAATGCATCTACCTCAGATGTAAGTTGCTCTACTTCCTTAGCCGCATCTCTCTCATAATCAACCTGGATGAATGCCAAGCCATTTAGTGGATGGTAGTGAAGGAACTGCTGTAGTACTGGGTTGTTTCTTGGAACTGATAGGAAGCCATTCTCAAAGATGATTGGCTCTACAATTGCATTGCCATCCTGCTCGTCCTCAAAGGGAGACTTCTGATTGATGGCATACCTTAGTGGTCTGTTAACATTATTCTCTTCATCAAAGTAAAGTAGAGGATATCTCCTAGTATTTCTTGATGGTAGAGTAAAAGATAAAGGAGCAGACTCTCCCTTAAGTTTGTAGACTTTGTCAGAACTTGTTGCTGATTTTTTCATTTGATTAAATTTAAAGATTTAAAATAGAGGGAGCCACAGCGACCCCCTCAGTTAATTATTACTTACCCTTCTTAAGTTTAAGCTTGTTTACTAAATCTTGAGCAGCCATCTTGCCAATTCCTTGACTCAAGTTACCCTTTCTTACAACAGATCCATCAGGACCAGTGATAGTAAAGTTAAATGTTTTAGGGTCAGGCTTGCTCATGCTAGTGGTATCCACAGACATTTTTTGTCCTTTACCTACACCAACCTCCATCAATGGAGCTCTTTTAGTTGCATTATAAATAGGCCCCTTTACAGGCGTGCCTTTCTTAGGACCAGGTCCAGTTACTTTCTTTGCCATTGTCTTGTTTATTTAAAGATTAAAGGAGGAGCCAATTGGCCCCTCCATTATTTACAATTAGGCTCCGTATCTGAACAACACGAAGTTGTTTGCACCCAAGGTACATACACAACGCTCAGACAAGAAGTTAACCTCCATTGCATCTAGATCGCTAGTCTGTGCACCACCAGCAGAACCAGTGATCCAAGTCTTGTATCTACGATCTTCAGTCTCAGAAGCTCTGTAACGAACGTGCAAGAATGGTCTCTTAGCGTTCTTACCAAGAATCTGATCGTACACAGTGGTAGAACCAGCAGGTACCAATAGACCAGTTACAGTACCAGTTGCAGTAGAACTAGTAGGCAAGCCACCACGCATGGTAGGATCGTTCAAGTACTTCCAGTCAGACTTGTAGAAGTCATAACCTCTACGGAAGCCAGTGAATCCAAGATTCAAGGCCATCTTCTCATCGTTGTCGAATAGACCATAAGAAGTACCTCCAGCACCGTAGCTGTTCTGAGCTGCCAACATATCATCGATGTCAAAGCTGAATGCTCTGTTAACGAAGATTACGTTCTCTTCAATAGATCCCTGCTTGTCAAGACGAGAGATGATGCTATCAAAGTCAGATAGAGTAGTTGGGTTACCACCACCCCATACGTTACCACGGTTGTTAACCACGTAGAAGATACCCTCAGAACCTTTGTTACCATACAATGGGTTCAAAGAAGCGTTAGCCACACCAGAACCAGTCTCAGCAGGAACTGCTTCAATCATTGCAGTCTCAAGGTAGTCTTCGAAACGTAGACGAGTCTCGTGCTCAGACTTCAAATACCAAAGGTATCCAGTTGCACCATTCTCGGTAGTTACTTCTACCCATCCAATCTGAGCCATGTCAGAACCAGATACAGCATACTTGTCTTTGATGATGATTGGAGAGTTGTCGAAGATTTCGTCTTCAGCTTCCAAAGAACCAATCATACCAACAGTTCCTTTCTTAAATTCAGAACCATAAATCCATACAGAAAGTACAGCAGTTCCAGAGAAAGTCTGTCCAGCACCTTCGTAGTAAGCAACATCGAAAGTATCAGCAGATGTGTTAACAGCAGTAACGATACCCTTGTTAGAAAGACCTGTAGCATTATCAGAGATAAATACAGTCTGTCCAGCACGGATAGCAATTGCAGTTACGTTAGCATCAGCAACAGTGATAGTTGCAGAGTCTGCTCCAGCAGCAGCAGAAGAATCGCAGTTCACATACTTAGTATGCAAACGACCTTGCTCAGCCCACTTGATCATGTCAGAGTTGGATGGCATTTCAGCTCCAACCATTCTTAGGAAGGAAGCCACGGTACGGTTACCATAACGCTCGAATTCTTTCTCGTAGGTATCAGGAAGATACTGGTTCAAGAAGTCAAAGTTGGTAATGTAGTTAGTTGATAAAGGCACCTGCTCAGCACTTGGCTGCAACTGGAACCCAGGGGTGTTTAATACTGGCATTGTTTTGTTTTTTTAGTTGTTAGATTTTTTTAATACTGCGGATTTTTAGACCCCTTCCAGAGTCTGGCGCAACCGCCTTCACCTGCATTCCACCCTTATTAACAACCTCAGGAGCTCTACGCTCAGACATATTTATATTTTTGGTCTTACGTAAAACGTCATCGGTAGCATCCGCCTGCCCTTGCTCATAAAAGAACTTGGCAAACTTCTCAGGATTCATTGCGATAGACAAAGACTTGTGGTATCCAGCAGCATCCTTAATTAGTCCACTCTCATCCAAGAACTTATTAACAAAGTTTAATGGACTTGACTGAGCACTCTTTAATTCTGAAGCAGATGCCGGAGTAAATAGAATCTTCTTATCGTTAATGTCGAACTCAAATCCTTTGAAGTCTTTACTAAAGACCTCATCTGTCTTTTGGTCAAACCACTTACGCTTCCGATTACTTTCCTCCTCTATACTCTTTGACTGTTTTGTATACTGACGATAAGCATCAAACTCCTCCTTCTCTTCCTGAGATAAGCCCATACCACTTGACTCAAGCGGAAACTTATATTTCTCTTTCTGAGAGTTGAAGTAGTTCTTCGCCTCGGCAATAGCTTTCTTTCTTGCAATCTTTGTACGCTTAATCTTTGATTCCTCATCTAGGTCCTCATCGTAGGTATACTCCTCCATTAAGACATCGATATCCTCAGAATCAAGATTCTGTTGCGTATCTGCAAGGTACTCTCTAAGAAGGTTATCAGGGTCCATAGCATCGTAATCTTTCCTAAGCTTTAGGAAGTCATCGAAGCCACGACCAGTATCCTTCTTATAATTTAAATAAGCTGAAACATCCTCAGGTAATTCTTCATTTACCTGTCTCTGATCCATCAACTCATCGAATGAATTGATTTGCTTATTGTATCTCTTTCCAATATATGAAAGAACTTTTTCTTCAGATAATTCCTCCTCTTGTGGAGGAGTATCTTGAACTCCATTGTCAATACTAGAAGTATCCAAACCAATTGATACCTCACCGTTGATTTCCTTTTCATGCTTTTCGAGAAGTTCTTGTTCAACTTCCTGAATACTTTTTGGCTCAACTGCATCTAGTGATCTTACTTTGATTTCCATTTAATTAGATTTTATGTTACAAATATATATTTTTTTTTAACGTGGCTCAAACTCTGCCATATCGAACCCATCAAGCGTATCCTCATTGGATTCAAAGTTTAACGGAGGTAAGTTATTCTTCCTCTGATTAATCAACTTAGACTGCTCAGTGTTCTGCTGACTAATTCTCTTGGCTTTAGATTCTTCCTTCATCATGTCTCTATCTGCGAGCAATGATTCTTTAGCACCAGAAATCTGCATCTGATAGTTAAACTCTTCAGCCATCAACATTCTCTTAAGCTCAGCCTCTGCCTTCAACTTCTCAATGTCAAACGCCACCTCAGCCTGCTTCAATTGCATCTTGGCTTGAGCCTCTAACTGTATGTTCTGCATAGCAGTCTGCGCTGCAAATTCTTGAGATTGCAACTGCTGCTGAGCCATCATCTCCTGCTTCTGCATAGCCATCTTCTCCTCACGCTCCTGCTTCTTCACTCTCTTGAGTTTCAATAACTGGTTAGCAAGTTTAAGATTCTTAATCTCTCTAATGTCAATAGCATCCTCAAGATTAATATCACCCTTGGCTAGAGCAACCTGAATGTTCTGCTCAAGTTGTGCCTTCTGCTCCTCGTCTGGAGAAATCTCAATGAAGATACCAAAGTCGTAGATGTAAAGGTCCTTAATGTCATTCAAGATAGACACGTTGTACTTGCCAATCTTATTAGCAAAGTCATCCTTGAAGTCAGCGTACTGAAGAATGTCAGCAACACGATACGTAAGTGCCTCAGCAATTGTACGATAAATAAATAGACCACTCTCAAGGATGTGTCTAGTTGCTGTGTTTGAATTAAGTGCTGCAAGTTTCTGTACACCAACCAATGCGTTAGGATCTGGAGTAGATCCATCTCTAGCCTCATTAAGACCAGTCACAGAACGGATCATGTCTAGATAGTGATTGTAGTTAGCAATCAACATCTGAGTCTTAGCCGCACCTGAGTTAGATGTAAGCTGCTGAATAGGAACTCGTGCATTGTTAAAGTCACCATCCTGAGTGTAACTACGCCCAATAACACTACCAGTCTGGAAGTATAGTCTCAACGCATCCTCAGGGTTGTATGCTGCACCTGTTCCCAAATCAACCTCATTCAATCCATCCGCATCAATGAACACACCATCAGGCACCGTACGTGCAATGACCTGCTGTAACTTTAAGTGAGTCAACTGAATCAAGTCAGCAAAAGGTATCATCCTTCTCACCAACGACTCAATAGCACCCTTGTACATGCGTGGTGCACATGCCACATAGTTTGGTATAGCATGCTGAGATGCAGACTTTGGTCTTACCATGTTCTCAGATAGTTCCCACTTCAACAAGAAGTTGGTACCCATCACCATGACACCATCATACCACACGTCAATGGTCTTCTCAATCTTCTCGAATCGACCTTCCTCCATCATCTCTACAGGAGGATTAAACTTGTCATCCTTCTCTATAACACGAGTACCACCACCTTCAAGAATCTTCTTCTTGTAGACCATCTTCTTGGTGGTCTTATAGTTGAAGTAAAGCAAGGTGCAGGTATCACGATAGAACATGCTGTTCTCGTAGAATCGAGCAACATTGTAGTAGTCATACCAACTCTGAGAGTATTTGGATATCTCTTCCAACTGCTCACGTGTAAGAGTCGGGTCAATCTTAAGCAACTCAGTCATAGGAAGAGTCTTAATCTCTCCCCAATAGAAGCAGTCCTTAAAGAATGGGTCCTCAGTGTAACTGTACACAACATTGGCAGGGTCAACATAGGACACCTCAACGCCAGACCCTGGTAAGAACTCATGCTTAGCAATGCCAATTCCTAGTACCGTTAAGTCGTAGTCAATACGCTTGCGTGTATCTTGGTAGTGATTCTCATCAAGAATGGTATTAATAGCCTCCTCTTCAGCAATCTCAATCGCAGGCTTATACTTAAGCTGCATGTATAGAGATAGTTCCTCATCAGTCTGAGGCAACTCCTCCGGGTTAGTAACAAATGGATTAACGCCAGTCTCGCCCTGTATCTTTAGAAGCAAATCCTTAGAAAGCATCTGGCTCTCAATCATGTCCTGATACTTACTCCTCTTAGCCTGAGACATCGCATCCTGTGCGTATGCCTTAACCTTAAAGAGTCTATCTCCCATGCCGTTAACAACAATGTCAACAAACTTAGGGAGAATAGGAACTGGAGTCCAGTCAAGGTTTAGGTAAGATAAGTCACCATCAATGGCTAACTCATTCTTATATTTCTGAATGGACTGCTCACCACGTGCGTATAAACGCAAGCGATTAAACTCAGCCCACTGATTGTAATATCTGCATTGACTTCCATCTTTTCTAAACCACTCATACTGAATGGCTTGTCCCACCTGAAGACCAAACTCAGGTGTTGCTTTCTCCGAATCAGAAACAAACTGGCTTGGAAATGCTGTTGAAGATATATTGACTACGACATCTTTCATCTAATAATTTTACTTTGATTTCCAGTGTTAGCGTACTTTGCGAAATTAACACTAATTTTCGACTCTTTTTTATCTGGTAAATATACATGTTTTTGATTTGCCATTATAGCTAATCCAGAACTGATTGATGCATCGTGCTTTGTTCGGTCATTAATATCAAACTTAGCCCAGTCCTCAAGCGTTCTAATGAATGGCATTGTGCCTATCTCATCCGCTGGTCGGTAGGTAGATGTCATATCAAACCCAATGAACTTCTCAATATACGACTCAATAGCAGAGGCGTGTGCCTGCTTCACTTCTTCACTTGAGTTAGGTATGCCACCCAACTCACGCTCTGTCTTGCTCAACTTGTTCAGCACCCTGTCAGGTCTGTTCAATGAGAACGCTCTGTAGCCCCTGTTCTTAAAGTGGTACAGTATACGTGCCTTGTTATTCTCCGCAAGCATTGGCATCCCATAGAACACACAGGCCATCAGCACATCTTCGAAGAATATCTCAGCAGTCTGTGGTCTAGCAATGTACTCTAAGAAGAACTGGTTTGCAGGAGCATCGTCCATGTGGTACTTAGTCATCCCATGCAACGCACCATTAGATCCTCTCCCACCTACTACGGCAGAGATATCATATGGGTCACAGCCAAATGAGCCAAGGTGCTCGTTGCCAGGATACTTCATTCCGTTCCTATTCACCACATTGTTCTGCATGTTAGTAGGAGGGACCCAACTAATTAAGAACCTGCCACGCTGGTCAGGTGTCCATATAACCTTGCCATCCTTCTCACCATCCTTCCAATGAAAGGACCCACGTGTGACCATCTGCCCCTCAATCATTGAGTCATTGTAGTCTATCTGCTGATAGATTTTAGTCAAGTTAAAGATAGATGACTTGCTCTCGTCCCTGAACGCATGGCTCTCCGTGCGAGGGAACTGGCGATAGAACTCGTTGAGTGCATCGGCATCATTCTTCAATGAGTCCACCTCAGCCTCCCAATAGTCTATGGCACCATTACGTATCATCTGGTTGTCAACACCAAGGATAGGAGCAGAAGGCTTTCTAAGTACAGGCATGCCATACCTATCAATGAATCCCTCCATGTTCCACTCCATTGGTATAAACAATGAGTATAGACCGCTCTTAGTTTGTCCATTTGCATTTCTAGTTAATACATTTGAGTCATCGTATAGTTTCTTATAGTTGTCTCCACCCTTGCTCAACGCATTTGATGTAGACCCCATCATGCACTTGCCAATAATCTTGCTACCCACCCTGAGACAGGTCTTAGTTACTCGCCAGTTGTTGAGAATGTTGTTTGGCTTGGTCCACTTAGCACTCTCATCATGTGCCAAAAATAATAACTTCTCACCATCGTAAGAGTTCTCCTCCGTGTTCTTCCAGTCAATGGTGGTGTCAAGACCAATCACTTCAGTGTCAGAGGCATTCGCCATGTTCTTCTTAGTAATCTTAGAAGCAGGTACCCGGTACGCAAGCTCAGTCTTTGGCTTGTCCATACCATCCATGATAGGTCTGAAGAAGAATGGTAGCCTGCTATTTATTGGGACCACCTTGTCAGTGAACATCTTCTTAGCATCAGCACCTGTCTTAGATAGGATACCAACACGAGAGTCACGAGCAAGAGTGGCTATGTTCACGCACTCTGATGATGACATGAATGAGAACCCTGAGCGTCTAATCTTTAGGTATATCATACCAAATGCCCTAGTGTCTGCTCTGCATGCCTCCCAGAATATAAAGAATATGCGGTTAGCCTCACGATAGTCTGCGTATCCTACGTCAATGCTGGACCACTGCAAGTACATGTAGTGAGACCCTGTGATGTATGTTGGCTCACCATTGTTCATGAACCACATACCCTCCTCACGCCTATCAAACTCTGTCTCAATGTAGTCCACCCACCTGTCCTTAAACTCAGCAGGCATCTCATTCCAGTGAAAGATTGACTGTATCTTTGACAACTCCTTTGGCAAATCTTGCCTCTCCCAGTACTGCTTTGCAGGAGAGTCACTCCTGCGATAGCAATCTTTAGGTGCCTTAGGCAGGGCAATATTCAGCCCTGAGATATTTATGATATCACCTATCTCTCCAGTCCTAGATATAACCACCATGTCGTACTGCTCATTGTAGCCGTACATCCATGTCCTTCCACTATTCTTTTTATTTAAAGAGTTCTGTGGGACGTGATCCTTAACGATTCGATATAGACCTTCGCTCTGCAAATCCTTGTTTAGTTTCTGTTCTGTTCACTCCCTTGTCCAACATCTCAAGAGCTTCACGCTCAGCCTCTATTCTGTTGAGAATCTCAAACGCATCAAAGATGGCTAACTTCTTTGTCGCTGCGGCATTCTTTAATCTGTCAGCAGACAACTCATCGTCATCCTCATGCTTAATGATGGCCTCCTTGGCGACCTTAATTAGTTGCTCTACAGCCTGGTGCCCTGCCTCAATTATCTTTAACTTAATTTCTTTAGGGTCTCTCATAGCTTGATAGTTATCTGATGGTCAAACATCCTATACAACTTCTCCCCATCCACATCAAACTCATACTCACTGTCTGGCTTGAAGCATATCTTGTCACCTGTACGAATACCTTGAGATAGGAGATAGGCATTAGGGTAAACCATCTCTCCCATGAGTGGCTCGTGAGTGAATGGCTTCTTAATGTAACTATCAATTGCTGGGATAGGCTTAACAAAGCAGTAGCGGTCATAGGTGTACCAAATATCGCCTCTGCGATATAGGTAGAACTGGTCAGGCTCTATGAAGAACTTATCGTCTCTAAAAAATGACCGACCACTCTTACGTCTACCTCTAATGTCATTGTAGAACTTAAATGCATTATGGTGTACCAATAGTGTATCACCCTGCTGCACAGGACCATCGTATCCATAGGGCACCTCGATCACCTCAGCATATCTGTTGGAGAACTTGTGGTCCTCCTCTGATGTGTTGACAATAAACTCAATGCCACCAATGTCCTTGGTGTTGTTGTATCGCTCACCATTTATTGGCTTCACGATAAAATCAAATGGGGACTGCATTAGTAGTTTATATTGTATTCAATTGCAACAGGCATAGTGTAGTTGAACTCCTTCCAAAGAACTACCTCCTGCTTCTCGTTGATAATATAAATTCTAATTGCTCCTGTGTCTATGGTGAACTTAATGAGATGAATCTCATGACTATCACCAAGTACCTTCTGCCCTACGATGTAGTGCATGGAGCTACCCTTATAGTCTGGTCCTACTGATATTTTTCTTATGTCCATTAGATTAAATTTTATTAGGCAGGATTATGGAGTATATACCACTCCTAGTTGTCCTGTCCCTGTGATTCGGTACACGTTGCCTGCCACAAGACCACCTGCTAGTGCCGCTGTATTGTTAGCGTATACAGGTACAGATGGTAGAGGCATTGATAGAATTGTTCCGATAGTAAAGTTCTTAGTCTTGTTGCTATCCTGTGCATCTGTTCCAATCAACTTATCAGTGTAAGATGGAGTGGTATCGTTAGCGTATGAATTAATAGTTGACATGGTATATTTTTATTTAAATGAAGGACATCCCGGCCCATGCTTCTAGCATTTTGATTTGGTCTTCGTTAAGCGTGATTTTCATTTTGTTTTTATTTGGTTTTAAGTGAATCTATTTCTGCTCTCATTTCATTTATAATCTCCTGCTGTTCTTGGATAGCCTTGATCAACATAGGTACGAATACTGAATATTTAACAGACTTGGTGGTAGTACCTTTGCTTACTCTTTGCTTGGTAGTTACTACTTCGCCTTCCTCATTTAGCATCTCGTTTCCTTCCTCATCAAGTTGTGGTACTTCTACCTCTTCAAAGTCTTCGGATTCGTCAATCATTGCAGGGAATACTTCCTCAAGTTCTTGAGCAATTACCCCTATTTGCTTGGTCTCTTCCCCTATCAAATTGTAGTTTCTAATCTTGACTTTTAGAAGGTCTTCTAATTTAGGGGTAGCATCTGTGATATTCTCTTTTAGTTTAATATCTGAAATAGAACCATAAGATCCGTTTGTGTTGGTTACGTTTCCATTTGATGCAACTCTAAATCTAGCATTCTGCAAATCTGAACAAAATATAAACCAATTATCTCCGCCATTTGGAGCATTGTTAGGATATGTAATTAAAAGTCCATAATTATTTGATGCTGAATTATTAACTATTCCTGCTGCCCAATCTGCTACATTATTTTCAATACTATGAAAAGTATAAACATTGTTTCCGTAAGTATATGTTCCCGTAGGACTAGCCTTCAAGTATCCTGCACCAGTAAATCGTGCGCATTCACCACTTCTTTGACCTGAGAGGTGAGTATTAATCATCACATAATCTTCTGTAGAACTGCTAATAAATCCTATGGCATTTCTAATACTACCGCCAGTACCTATCTTGCCTACATATCTTGAAGTGCTATCTAATTGATTACCTACTCTTATGTTTCCTGCAACATCTAAAGTCGCTTGAGGAGTAGTAGTACCGATGCCTACTTGACCGGCACCATTGACAACCATTCCCGTAACATTTCCAACCTTTACTGCTAATCCATAATTAGGTACATCAATATAATAAGATTGCAAATTTACATTTCCAAATCCACCTGCTTTTTCTAAATTAATTGCGGTTTGAAAATCAGCCCCCGCGGGTGTTACAATATGTAATTTGCCTGAAGGACTAGCCGTGCCTATGCCTACATTTCCTGCGTTTTCACACATTAAAACATTATATGTAAAATTACTAGTTCTAAAAATAGATTCACCATTATTTGCCTCAACTCTAAACCCAAAGGCACCGCTTGAACCCCCGCCTCTAATTGTTAAAATGTCTTGAGTTAATACTCCCGAATTATTGTTAAACAAAGAACCGCTTGTTGCCGTCACGCTACTTGAGAAGGTAGCCGCACCTGTGGAGGCTAGGGTGAATCTTGCAGTATTGTTTGTTCCAAATATTAAAGATCTAGCACCTCTTGCATTTATGCCAAAAGTGTCATTACCTCCTGTTCCAAAAATTTGCTGAACTGTCCCAATATCCGCAATCGTGCCTGTACTAGATTCCCAAGTAACATAACCACCATTAACGCTAGTGCTTCTAAAACTACCTATTTGACCACTTGCTGAATTTACATTAATAAAAGGAGTTATAACAGTACCCGTAAAACTAGCACTAGTCCCGTTCAAAGCACCTGAAAAGGTAGCCGCGCCTGTTCTTGCTATTTGTAATTGTACTGTATTTAAGGTTGTATTATTTGTAGAAGATGAAAGAATTACAAAATCACCTGAAGCATTATATCCGTTTCTTATTCCCCATGATCTAGCATTTGCAGAGCCATCATCTAAACCCCATCTTACATTTTGTGCCCCCGATAATGAAACATCCCCCGTAAAACTAGCACTAGTCCCGTTCAAAGGCCTGTCAAAAACTATAGAACCTGTACCTGTATTATCTGAGAATCTTAGATTAGTGCTGTTTAAATAAATATCCCATTGATTAGTTCCACTACCACCATACACTCTTAATCCACTACCACCGCTACTTTGTGCAGTAATTGTAGAACTAAAACTAGCACTAGTCCCGTTCAAAGCACCTGTCAAAGTACCACCTGCCAAAGGTAAGTAAGCAGATAGGTTGCTAGTCAAGGCTATAGTACCTGATGCATCAGGCAAAGTTTGTGTAAAACTAGAATTTGATGGAAAATTAATTCTGAATCCTTTTGTAGTATTTGCTACTATAAATCCATTTGCATCTCCTTGAATTGAATTATAACCATTTATAGTAGATACAGAACCTGAATGCAATGACCTGAAAGCCTGATTTGCAAAAACTGAAGTATCTGATCCAAGATTTCCTGTGAAATTTGCACTAGTTCCATTCAAAGCACCGGTCAAAGTACCACCTGTTAAAGGTAAATAGCCACCTAGATCCGAAGTGAAAGCAAGAGTACCTGAAGCATTCTGAAGGGTATAGGTTTGATTCCCTGTGTTATTGAATGCAATGATACCTCCTCCTTTACTTGACCCTGAGAAGTAAATATTGTTAGCGTTATTAAAGCCGAATCCGTTTGACCCTATGGAAGTCTGCCCTGTAGCATTGATGTTTTTGATAAAGGTATTTAGGGCAGTTCCTTGTGTTGCTAGTTGGATGTCTACATTTGCACCTATTGTGCCGTTAAATATTTTATAACCTGCAAAGGTTTGGGTGCCTGTAGTTACTACCCCTCTATTCGAAGTAGAGGCATCTGGAAGATTAAAGGTGTGGGTAGCAACTGAACTTACTATATTAAAGTCGGTTCCTGAAGTTCCAACTTGAAAATATTGAACCTGCTCTGTTAATCCATTCAATGCAGTTAACCCATTGGAGAACGTGGTAATAACTTGGCAAAGGTGATTGTCTTCAGTATGAAGTGTAATAGTTCTACCTGATGTTGCTACATAGTATCTAATAGCAAGCCTATCTGTTAATGCTAATGCAGTTTGAGGAACAGCAAGAGTAGAAAAGTATGGCTGTATATTTGTCCCAAAAGAAATTAACTCAGGAGTGCCACTACTTGAAGCTATAAGAGTAAAAGTAGTGCCGTCATATCTATATAACTCAACATAGAATGTAGGTGTTCCCCCACCACTAGATGCGCTAAAGTATGTTTCAAAGTTCCAGTTACCGGCAGGAATATTAAGCAAAGAAGGGTCACCAGCATCAGTAATAAAAGAAGCAATGTAACCATCAGCAGCAATACTTATATCTGTTCCTGCTCCAAAAATAGGAATCTCGCTTAGTTCTCTATAAGCAACCCCACCAATAGTACCCTGACTTACTGAACCATTCAAGTAGTAGCTAACTGAAGAGCCTCCTCCTGTAGTTGTAGGAAAGTCAGCCAATGTTCCATCCCCTCTAACGTACTGAGATGCACTACCTGCTCCTGTTACAGCAAGCGTCCCTGAGCCTGTTACAGGGCTGTTAGCGACACTAAATGCTGAAGGCATAGTAAGGCCCACACTTGTAACAGAACCAACGCCTGCGCCAATATCTGAACGCAACTCAGTGCCTGTCCTATATTTGATAACCCCTAAGTCTGATACTAGAAATCTATCCGTATCAGTAGTAGCATTATCAATTGTGTTAACCTTTAGACTACCCTCTATCTCAAGTTTATTCCCATTATCAACAATACCAATCCCCAAAACAGTGTTTCCATTAGCAAAAATCCTAGACACCTGAGTGCCACCAATAGATTGTACTACTACCCCATCAGTATAACTATGAATAGTTGATCTCGGTGACCCGAAGTTATTCATCTGAATTGAATACGTGTAAGGAGTTAATCCACTATTTGTGAAGTTTACAGTACCCCCAGTTGCGCTATTATACCCAAAGGTAAACGCATCCGAAGCATAAGAAAGGGGGCTATTAATAAGGCTACTAGCACTTGCCCACATAGGCAAAAAGAATGCCGTACCAGTCCCTGTTACAGGATTAGTAATAACATTCTGCTTACTGTTAAATGTAGTCCAATCAGTACTAGACAGATATCCATCTGAACTTGCTCCTGCCTGCGTAATGCCTATCGTTCCAGACCCTGTAATAGTACCACCTGTCAATGGAGCATTAGTCCCTACACTTGTTACAGTCCCTACGTTCCAACTTCTATTTGCTGATAAGTCAAATGCTGTACCATTAATAGTTAGCTGTCTTGTTAAAGGGACTCCACCAAGACCTGATAATGTATACTCAGGGATATTAAAGAATCCATTAGTATTATTGTAAGTTGCTGCTCCACTGTTACCAGTGGTAGTTAAGTTTATTGCAGTCCTAGCACGTGAATTAGTAAAGTACAAATTGGTTCCTTCACTAATATTAGTTGTTGTAAGAACAACAGCTCCAACTTCCCCATTTACACTTATAACAGCATCTGTATTGTCAATCTTGTCCCAAGCAGTTCCGTTATAAATTGCCCAGTCGCCAAGCTTCCAGTCAGTAATCCCATTAAGATTTGTGCTTCCTGGTACACTTACTACGTAGTAATGACCCTGAACACCAACTGAACTTGTTAATGTTGGAGTGTTAGTAGCAGCATTCCACGTGCCCTGATACTGAACACCACCAACAAGAGTGTTGATTTGATTCTGGACCTTACCAAATGCAGTAAGTATGCTATCAGTTGCAACAATTACACTTCCTGTAATAGTAAGACCTGTTAAAACTTTGTTAATTACAGCACTATTACTTAAGGTAACACTAGCATTACCAGGACCTGAAGCAGTTGCCTCACCTGATAATTGAGTAATATAGTTACCAGCAGGCTGATAGACTGTTGAGTCAAGCGTGCCGTTAGCCTTTAAGAACTGCGTTGCTAATCCTCCACCAACAATAAATGATGAGGAGGTAATATTAAATGCGCCTAGATTTACATTACCAGTTGCACCAACGTATGGAACATAACTACCACCAACAATAAAGCTAGCAATATCTCCAATAGAAAAGTTTTTGGTGATATTTAAGTTTTCTACATCTGTACCTATGAGCAGGTCATTGAGGGTAGGTGTAGAAAGAATGGGGTATGTACTTATCTTTGCCATTATCTATTAAGTAATTAAACAAATATACTAAAGATTAAGGTAAGAAGTCTTACCATTACTACGAACAGCTTTTAACTTTTGCTTTCTGTTTTTGTCTTTAGTATAAGATACGTGCACCCAATCAGGATTTTTGTCAGTCCCAAACTCCCAAATTAGTTGGTCGAAATTAAGATTGTCCTTAATAAAATTATAAACGTCAGCATTAGTAACGCCACTGCTGCTTCCATCCATATCGATGTCAATCGCTTGACCCTTACAATGCTGAGATGATGAACTACCCTTAATGAATTTATTAAGAGCCTCTGATCTGTACCCAGAACTGATATGAATAGGAACTCCAAAGTGCAATCGGATAGGCTCGAATACTTTCTCTGCAAGCAACTTAAAGTTCTCTAAGTGCTCGGCAGTAGGATTATTATCAATGCCGTTACGTTTCGCAGAGTCACTTCTAGTAAGCTCTGATAGATTTAAGTGTTGACTAATTTTCATTTGATTTAGTTGTTAAGTGAATCTAATCCAGTAGAATCTATTGTCACTTTCTTCTTTCCCCAAAAATTCTTTTCCTCTTTAATGAAAATAGTATCTCTAATATAAACAATTGTTTTTTCAGCCTTAGCCAACTCAACTGCTTTCTTTGCTACAATAACCTCAGTTTTTAGAGTTTCAATTTTCCTGTCTACTTTCTCTACTAACTTTGTAAACTGCTTGTCTGACTTTGGCAATGTAATAGTAGCTTGCTTAAATAAGCTATCGCTTTTAACAAACAAACTATCCGTTACTTGGACTTCTTCCAAAACTTCTTCTTTACCACAAGAAGCCAAAACAAGCAATGATAAAATCAACAAGTATTTCATGGTTATTTAATTTTACCTAGCTCCTGCAAAGTAGTTAATTTAGCAAGTGAAGCAGACAATAAGCTATCAGACCTTTTTAAATTAATTGTTGCTGCGTCAATCTTTAACTCCAAAGCATCAATTTTCACACCTTGCTTTTCGATTTGGCTTGTGTAATTAATTTTTCCATCAATGTACAGATATCCAATTGCAATAATCACAAGGAATAACATTCCTTTTACAGGCTCTTTTGCAAATTCAGCAAAACTAATTGGTAACGGGTTTGCCTTAATTTCTTTTTTTTCCTCACTCATTTTCTTCTTTTTTAATTGGGTTCTTAAATATCTTTTCAGCCGCACTAATTCCTAAAGCAGCAGCTGACAAAGCAGCTACCGAATAAACAAGTGCTTCTGATGGCTCATTAACTGAATCATGGTTGGCATATAAAGTATAGCACAATGCTACTGCTGAAAACACACCGACAAATCTTTTGCTAGATGCTTGTCCATTCTCGGAAAGAAATCCTGATGACCACTCAAAAAACTTTTTCATCGTCCTTGTCCTCTATATTTTTTTGGTTTTGGATTATACTTACCGTATGACTTCTTAGCCACACCTGTTCTTCTTTTACCGAAGCTAATTTTTCTTGCACTTGCAACTGCCTTTGCCATTCTATTTTATTATTTCAACAATAACTTTTAATGCACCAAGTCCAACAAGTGTGACAAGCGCATAAAAATAATTCTTGTATTTCTTTAATTCAGACTTTAATTCATACACCTCTTTCTTCATTGTCCTCAAGTCTCCAATCATTCCATTGGAGTCCCTGTCAATAGGATTACCTGAAAGTAAAGTATGCATGTCTTTAACAATAGCCTTAACCTCAGCTACGTCATTTTTTAACGCATCCAATTCAGCTGCCATATAATCAAGCCTACTATTTTCTTGAGGATTCATTTACCAAAGAGCTACAATGTTGTTAGCTGTTGTATCACTGGCGAATACTCTAATTACTTGAAATGTAGTTAGAAATCCATTTGGGATATTTGTAAATGTAATGTCATCCCCTCCTGCTGTTAGTACTCGAAGGATTCCTCCTGTTCCTACGTACAATACACAGCCCTCTACTGCTCCGTTTCCAGGATTAGGAATGTCAACAGTATCGCTCTTCGTTACTACTGCTGCTCTTGATTGTTGTAATTTCTGATATGCCATGATCTTATTAATTAATCTTCATTGTATGGTAATAACCTATTAAGTGTATCTCTTCTTTTTCCACAGCCACAATCTTTTCCTGCTGCCTTTGCAACAGTCTCAACCACCTTCTTAATTCCAGTGGCCTTAGTTACTTTCTCGATAGTATCTCCTAGTCCTTTGCTTTTCATATTCTTTATAAGAAAGAATGGCACCAACCAATTAAGACTGATGCCGTTCTTACTGTTATTAGATGAATAATTTATTCAACCTCTTCAGCAGATTGCTCAGCCTCAATGCTTTCAACCCATCCTGCTAAGAACTTAAAGTTCTCAATACCTTCACTTGAGAAAGTAAACTGATAGAACTCAAATGTCTCATCAAGCAATGCTTTCATGTCCTTGGCCATAGCCTTGATTCCATCCTTAGTGAACTTATATTCACCCTTCTCATTCAACTCCAACACACCGTTAGATTCAGTGTGAGCATGGTCAAGACGAATGTCTTCACGCTTCTCGTTGTACTCGTCAAATAGAGGCTTAATCTTGTCTACAATCTTCTTAATCTTTGCCTCTGCCTTACTGCCTTTCTCAGTAGGGGTTACGTTCAACGCTCTTACTAACTCTAGCAATTCAGCGTTTGTCTTTGTTACTTTCTGTGCCATTTGATTTGATTTTTAATGATGAACAAATATAGTTAAACTTTGGAAATTCTTTTACCCATGCCAACTCTACTTTTCTCTGCCTTCTTTGCAGCAAGCTTTGCTGGACTTATTTCACTCTTAGTCTTTGGTGTCTCTGATGATATTCTCTTAGTCGGTCGGCAATACTCATTACGACCACCTGCACCACATGCCTTACCAGTCTTGGTGTCTTGCCACTTCTCTGCTTCCCATCTTTTAAGACTAGAACCCTTCTCAGATTTAGTAACACTGCCAGATGCCTTACGACACTTAGCAATAGCCTGAGATGCCCTAGCAGAAGGGAACACATCATACGATGCCTTTACCTTTTTGTAGCAAGCGTCCTTAGGCATTTTATTTTTGCTATTATTTTATATCGTACCTTTTGTTAAACTCCTTCTGAGTTACTCTGTTAGGACTTTTTCTTTTATTAAAAGCCACCTCCAAAACGTATTCTTTGTTTTTAGGATTATAAATATCATCCTCCCACTTAACTGTAGGAGTAGCCGCCAATGGAATATCAGGTCTTCTTTTATTTTTTGGTGGTTTCATATTAGTCTATTTAATATTTTCCTCTCTTGCTTTTAGGTGATGATTGCTTAGATCCTCCAGGTCCAGCCCACAAATTCTTGCATGCCCAGTACCTAGCAGATAACTTATCATTTGCAGTATCGCATTTATGACGAGCCTTAAATGAAGACCGTGCCGCTGCTGAATAGTTATGACCATAACCCTCGGCACCAAAGTGAATTAGTTTTTCTTGTCCATTAGCACAAGCCTTGACCATTCTCTTCTTGCCGGGTCTGTCAGAAGCAACGACACGGTTACATTTCATCTTAGACTTTTCAGCCATAATTACTTCTTCTTGCCTAGCTTCTTAGCTACAGCCTTTTTTACTACATCCTTAACAGCTTTCTTAGCAATTGCTTTCTTTGGTCCACCTAGGACAGCGGCCTTGGGCATACCCATAGCCATCATTTGATCTCCTTTCATTTCTTCTTTGGTTTGTAAGAGGTTGCGGTTTTAACTTTTTGTGTGCAGGGTTTCATGTCTTTTTATGTTTACCTTTGTTTACAAATGTAATAATAAAAATGAAATCAAATAAAAGAGACTACCTGAAATTCTGGAAAGTAATCCGTGAATATTTTAAGGTAAGGCACAATCTCAGCCAAGCAGATTTAGATATGCTGCTCTACCTCTACTCAGAACGATACTTTAATGTCAGTACATTCAGGGAGTATGAAAATATATTTGGTTGGGATAAACATAGATTCTATCGCCTAATACATGAAGGTTGGATTGAACTATTCGCAAGCAAGCAGAAGGGTAGACCTGCCATGAGATCTAAGGCACTATACTGCCTGTCCTATAAAGCAAAGCGAATGATTAACTCAATCTACAAAAAGTTAGAGGGAGAAGAAATCCCTGAGACAATGTGCAACAATCCCATGTTCAAGAAGAACGTAAGGTTCTCAGACAAAGTCTACAGGAATATGATTATTACTATGAATGAGGAACTAAGGCAGAATAAACTTACAGGACAAGAACTACGTCACGTTCCTGAATAATTACGCAGTGCTCATCATTGATGATCATCACATAACTATTTGACTTGTCGTAGTACACCTCATCTCCAGCCTTGATGTTTTGAACGTCTGTGCCCGAGTTGATTACTACTCCACGCTTGTAGCGTAATTGATTGGTGTCCTCACCTGATAGTAATAGTCCTGAAGAAGTCTTAACTTCCTCGTCAATAGATTTGATTACAATGTTTTTTCCTATTGCTTTCATGTATAATTTTTTACAAAGATAGGAGTTCCTTCTCCAAAGTAAGCATCTAGTATTTCAAAATCATAAAATTTTACAGCATCATCATAAGTCATCCCATCAAGAACAAGGATATCTATTACCTTGTCGATGTCGTATACCAATCTTCTATCCGACTCATCAAACCCTATAATTGCATCATCAAACCCATAGATGATATAGAATGTCTCCTCTGGGTAGTCAATCATAATCTGTTCGACTATGGTCATGTAAAGACTAAGAATAGGATAGTGGACACAACCACCCCGAATACAAGCCCTACTAAAAGTCCATCTATGAAGTTGCGATAATCTCTTTGATTTAGTGCCATAGTATTATTTTTATGTTTCTAATATAGCAAAGGAATTTGGAAAATAAAAAAAAATAGTAACTTTATGGACAACAAATAAGCTTCTGATGAATCTAAAAAAGGTTAACAGAAATGTTCACGTCCTTGAACTTAAAAGAGAAGAGACAAAATTAGCACTACTATCAGACTTACACTGGGATAACCCAAAATGTGATAGAGAAAAACTAAAGGATCATTTAGAGTACTGCAAAAAACAAAATATACCCATCTTTATCAACGGAGATTTCCTATGCCTCATGCAAGGAAAATATGATCCAAGAAGAAACAAGAAGGATATTCTGCCTGAGCATAACAAGGCCAACTATATCGATGCAGTCATTGAAGATGCTGTAGATTGGTGGTCTCCATACGCCCATCTTCTCACAGTAATTGGATATGGTAACCATGAGACTGCAATCATAAAGAACTTAGAGACCGATCCGCTACAACGATTCGTTGATTTGCTAAACTACACCAACAAGACAAGCGTTTATACTGGTGGATATGGTGGATGGTTAGTTATTAAGTATAATCTAAATGGCAACACTATACTCTCAAAAAATTTAAAGTACTTCCATGGGTCAGGTGGTGGAGGAATAGTTACAAAGGGAGCTATTAACTTGACAAGAGCCCTAGAAATGTACGAGAACATGGACATCTTTGTCATGGGTCACATACATGAGAACTCTAGCCGTAATGATGTACGTGATGCTATTTCTTATAACCCAGGAAAGCATGTGCATGAAATTGTTCACAAGCAGATTCACCTAGCCATAACCGGATCTTACAAGGAAGAGTACCAAGATGGAGCATTTGGCTGGCATGTTGAGCGTGGTGCCCCTATAAAACCTACAGGTGGAAGAATACTTACTCTATCTGGTAAGGAAATAAACACAAAAGAAGTCAGGTCTTGTGAATTATTAGTAGACAGTTGTAAGTTCCCACTATGAAAGCAGTACTAGAATTTAATTTGCCTGAAGACAACAAGGACTTCCAAGCCGCTATCAATGGTCATAATTATAAAGATGCCATCTGGGACTTTGACCAGTTGCTTCGTTCTGAAATGAAGTACAAAGAATTATCTGATGAGACCTATCAGGCTTATAAATGGTGCCGTGAGGAGTTAAGAAAAATATTAGCAGAAGACAATTTATTTATCGAGCAATAATGGAAGATAAAAGAATACAAATAGCAATCATCTCTTTTTTAATTGGTGTGGTTCTGACCTTTATTATCTACCCTAAGCCTGAAGCAGAGGAGATTTATAAGTTTACCACCGTAACTGAAACAGACACTCTGATAGTTGAAGTCAAAGACACGGTATATGTACCTAAAACAAAGATAAAACAGACAGTTCTTAGGGACACAGTCCTAGTTGACCACAAGCCCATTATTAAGGCCTTCAGCACGACAACTCCTTTTGAGTATGGTAACACCTACGTGAGCGGGGAAGTCCTCGGAGAGGTCCTTAAAATGAGCGTTACGAACGATTTTAAAATACCGGTGGTAACTAACACGGTCACCAACACAGAAACTCGCACAATTGTACAGAAGCCTAAGGGTATTTACTTGGGTTTAGGAGTCAACTCATTACTCCAACCTAGCGCATCTGTTTCCTACTTGGACAACAAGTACTTGTTCCAGTACCAGTACCAGCCATTGCAGCGTATTCACCAGATTGGAGTGAGCAAGAAGTTATTTTAAAGGTTAACAAAAGTTCCCAATCTGTGAACCTATAGGTTTTTATTCGGAATTATTCCGAATTCCTTACCCATAATGTGCATTATAATACACATTTTGCGTCATAATGTAAGCTGTGGTTTACATTATACAGATAAATCACAGTATAGTGTAGTATTTTGTATAATAAACTAGACATGTTCGTCCCAAAAATCGACAACATTAGTCTCCAAATGTAGACAAAATGGAGACGTTTGGCAGCTTATGGTAGTATATCTACTACATTAACCCATAATGTAAACCACAATGAATGATATGTCAGTCATTTGTAAACTAAAGTTTACGTTATGTGCTGATTAAAGAATGGGTCAGTCCTCAAATCAATAACGGGCACAGTATTTTTTGCATGAATTTTTAACAAGACTAGGTACCCAATCAGGTCATTCACAACGTCTTCGTCATCCTTATCTAGGCTGCCGTTCTTAATTCGCTTTAGTTTGTCATCGATGCGTATCAGTAGGCCCTCCCTAGGGGAGAGCTTACTGAACACACCAATAGGCTCAAGGGCTGAGTTGCCGTACTTCCGGTTCTTCTCAATGAGCATGCGCTCAATCTGCTCAAGCACCTCACCTACCTTAATTGCAAATGGTGCCTCCATCACATTGTCAGGAACTCGTGCCACCATATGACCAGCAGTGCAAACACCACAGCCAGCCCCACCACAATGACCCATGACTTAAGCGTTCTCATAGTGCTCTCTGAACGTCTTGAACCTCTCACCATTAATGTATTGACTTGTGCGGAACTTAGAGCGGCCCTTCTTTACAAGCAGCCCATCCTCGAACAGCACATAGAACTCATTCTCATCATGCACCACAGCAGTCTGTAGGTACTCAGGCCATGCCTTACGGTTCTCGTCAACGACTTTTGTCGCCTGTCCGTGGCCAAATGGGTTAAGTATTGTCTCCATAGTTAGTATGGTCTAGCAATTGTTATGATAGCATTGGTACTTAGAATAGTTGTCGCTACGCTCACAGCGTTCTGCAATGCGCTTCGAGTCACCTTCAGTGGGTCAATCACACCCATCTTAATGAGGTCACCTGTCTGAGCAGTCTTCAGGTTGTACCCATGCCCCACAGCCACGCCCTCCTTGTACACGTCACTTGGCTTGAGCCCAGCGTTCGCTAGGATTTGCTGGAATGGTGCCATCATCGCATTTGATAGTATCTCAATGGCAGCCTCACGCTCCTTGCTTAAGTTAAAGAATAGCTCCTTTCTAATCACAGCAGTCTCATCTAGCAACGCCTTGCCAGCACCCGGTAGGATGCCCTCCTCCAATGCGCTCCTCACAGCACACACCGCATCGTCAACCCGGTCGTATAACTCTTTCTGCTCCAGGTCAGTCTGCCCACCCACGTATATCACACCAATGCCACCGGTTAGTGAGGCAATGCGCTCAAGCAGGTGGTCCTTGTCAGCCTTACGCTTAGCGACCTTATGTGCCTGCCATAGTTGTGCTACTCGCTCCTCGACCTTCACCTCATCTATCCTTAAGTTACTCTTAAGGATGATGGTCTTGTCCTTGCTCACCACCACTCTGGATGCATGCCCCAGGTCATCAATAGTAATCTGACTCAGGTCATCGCCTGTCTTCTCGCTGAAGTATGTCGCTCCGACACTCACCGCCAGGTCTTGCATCAGCTCATGCTGCTTGTACCCAAAGCTGGGTGGTTGTACCACGCACATCTTTAGATTGTTCTTCATCACGTTTGCAGCAAGTGTGTTCACCACGTTCACGTGGCACGGTGCCACAATGAGTAGCTTCTTCCCATCAGTAATGATTGGCTTCAGCACGTTCTCAATCTGCAAGATGTTACCTATCTCAATGTCAGCCACCAGCACATGCACGTCCTCAAACACGCACTCATCTCGGCTCTGATCATTAATGAACAGTGGGCTTGTGTACCCCCTGTCAATCTTTAGCCCCTGCGTGGTCTCAGCATAGGTCTCACTTGTCTGGCTCCGCTCCACCGTTACTATGCCAGTCTTGCCGACAGCCTTGTACACGTCAGCAATAATCTTCCCGGTCTCACGGTCATTGTTAGCACTTATAGTCGCCACATCAAGCAGCATGTTTGTGCTCACCCTCTTGGCCTTCTTCTTCAACCCATCTATCACATGCCCACTCAACTCACCAATGTGCCTCAACACCTCAGTGCGACTCATGTCATCTTTAATGTGCTCCAACCCTCCTAACACCAACCCCTCAGTCAACACTATGGCAGTAGTCGTGCCATCACCAGCAGAGGTAGCCGTTCTATCAGCAGCCTCCTTCATCATCCTCACCGCAAGGTTCTCAACAGGGTCAATCAAGTCAACTGACTTAGCGACAGTCACCCCATCCTTTGTTACAGTAATGCCATGCGTGTGATTAGGACTCTCAATAAGCACCGTGTTGCCATAAGGCCCCAACGTACTCTTCACCGCTCCAGCCATCTTCTTGATGCCAGAGATTAATTTGAGTCTGCCCTCCTGGGCAAAGAATAAATCCTTAGGTTCCATTTGATTTAAATTTTACCAAATCTAAAGAATTTTTATATAAAACAAAAAAAGCCATCCCGAAGAATGGCTCTCTTAATTAATCAGGGATATTACGCAATTGCAATACCTGATACAGCAAACGGTAGGTTCTCAACCTGGAACGCTACATACGTCCATGATGTAGCCAATGCACTCACAACAGCAGCCTGAATAGCATCACGCATAGACTCATCACCAGCGCCAGCTGTAGCATGAGTAATTGTCACAACATCAGTCCCTGTGCTTGACTTGTAGTTTACAGTCACAGTAGTTGTTGACGCTTGCGTAATTAATACAATACCTGTTGCAGAAAGCAATTGATTCTGCTGGTCTGTTACTGGGATACTTAAAAATTTCTCCATCTTGTTTTTTGGTTTTAGTGTACACAAAGATAATGAAAAAATTGAAACCCGATTCCATGTCAAAGTTCTCCTTCCCTATATATATATATATACTTATTTATATATTATTATTTTTTTTAATTTCAAATCAGTTTAAAAATCGACATAATCTATCAGTAGATTGATATTCAGTTAGTTACACGACATATTTTCGTACATGCTATGACAGATTATCTAGCATGAACAGGAAAAAAGAAAGGGACCCCTAAAAGTCCCTCTCTTCAATAAACCCAAAAAGCAATTACTTCAAGAACATCTCCTTAATATTTTCGACATTCTGCGCTTTCTGGACACCTAGTGATACAGCCTCAGAATACATCTGAAGTTTCTCAGCTCGCTTCAAGGTCTTCTTAATATTAAGAGCCTCCTGAATACCAGTGATTCCATTAGGACGGTCATTTATCAAACGACCATTCTTAACTGTTAGTCCATCGTACATGCACAAATATAATCATTTAGATGATAGTAGTGTTTGGGTAATACCACCAAATTACGACAGCCGACCCCGAACCGAAACTGATTTTTTTTCGCACAGGGGGGTAGGCAGTCCCTCAGGCTTGCTAGGATTTTTTGGCTTTTTGACTAGCGGTCAACCGCATGCACATGCCTAGACTTTACGCATCCCCATCCCATACGTTGGAGATCTGCTACCCTAGTCCCCACAATTGACTCGCGGTCAACAAAGGGATCTGACTCTCGGTCAACAAAGAGAATGCACAAAGAAGATAAGATGATTCTTTGCTTTATATCTCACAGCTGGATTCTACATCTAAATTTTTTTATCAATCTGAACAAAAATAATCTCTCTGATTATCAAGCAGTTACACAAAACATTACTAAACACCTAAAAAAAAATGAACGAGAATTAGTTTATGAACTAAAAACAAACTAATATTACATCATCAAACAACGACAAACAAACAAACGCATGGAGACTTTACTAGGAGCATTAATTTTCGGAACAACAATTTTAGTCTACGGATTTTTGACATTTTGGGCAGCATATCAAAACCAAGAGAAAAAATAAAACTATGGTAACTATTCAAAAAGTAATGGAAAAAAACTACATCGTGAAATTTCATGAAATGTACTTTGATTTGTACATAGACTTGAATGAAGATGGGATGTATGAATGCTTCTTTTTTGACGAATACATGGAAGCGAAAACAATTAATGAATTAAAAAATAGAGTTAAAAAATTTATCACTAATCACAATTAACTATGAAAACTTACAACATCACAATCAATCGTACTTATTCAACACAAGTTCAGTTAACTGCGGAAAGTACTGAAGATGCATTAAACAAGTTAAAAGATGTAAACATCTACGAAATAGAAATGGAACAATGTAATGTAGTAGAAGAAAAAATCGATGTCGAAAATGAATTAACCACTGAGGAAAAAGCAATTCTCTGGTTTGAATCAAAAGGTATTAAGACATCTTATGGACTGAAGTTAGCCATAATTACTGCAAGTAATGGTGTTGAATATTACATGGAGTTATCTGATTCAGAAATAGCATATCGAGCTGGATTGTGGGAATCTAGATATAAAAATTGTAACTGAGTAAAATACATTCCATGCATCTAGGATGTGGCATTCGATTGCAACATGGAACAAACTTTAACTTAAATAACTAACAAAATGAGCGACAACAAAAAATCATGGCTAATTGCCATAGCAATCTTAGCAGTAGCAATCACAATTGGACATTTCTTTGGACTTGAACTTGAAAAAACAATATGGTAATTGAAATTGAAAAAAAGGAAGTGGTGATAACTGTCTTAGACTTTGAAATATCTGGAATCATCACAAAGGATGGATTTGAACCATTCTACTTTTCCTCAGAAGCAGCTGAGGAATATTACTCAGAAAATTGGGAATCAATCGAAGAACAAATAATCAAATGAAAAAGAAAACAACAGTACTCGACATTATCTACACAATAATTGCATTCATTCCAATTTTTATACTTGGATACATGCTAGGACTTAAACTACTATAAAATGACAAAGGCATACAGTTACCTAGCAAAATTTTTAATGGCTTACCTATGGGTAATGGGAGCATTATGGATAGTATCAATAAACGATCCCGTAGTACTGCCTCTAATGAAAATTTACATCGCGTTATCAATCGTAATATCAACTAAAATTTGGAAGTAATATCTAAAAATTTAACCCTAATCTAATCTATCTAACTATGGGACTAATTGCAGTAAACTCAGATGCCAAAACAAGTAAAGGCCAAAAATTAGGTTACTTTACGGGAATCATGTACCTATCTCCACATAAGATGGCTAATGGCAAAACAAATGTATGTGGGGATGCGACTCCAAGATGCATAGATGCATGCCTAAATTCAGCCGGCAGGGGAGCGATGAATAGTGTACAAACTGCGAGAGTAAATAAGACATTAGAGTTCTTAGAGAATCCGAAAGAATTCATGGTCAATATCTACAAAGAGATTGTAAAACTACAAAAGAAATATGGCAATTCTTTAGTAATCCGATTGAATGGTACATCTGATTTGCCATTCGAGAATATCAAGGTAGTACTAGAAGATAGGTACTATTCAAACATCTTCGAGGCGTTTCCAAATGTACAGTTCTATGACTACACAAAGAATCCTCGTAGGGCAATGACCAATAAAATTGCTAACTACTACCTAACTTTTTCTAGGGCAGAGACCAAGTTAAATATTGAGTACTCTCGCAATGTATTAAACGAGGGGAAAAATGTCGCAATGGTATTCTCTAAGGAACTGCACGAGAAGTTGGTGAAGATGGGTAAGATAGTGTACAACAATAGAGAAGTGAATGTCATCGATGGGGATGAGACTGACCTAAGATTTCTGGATATGCCAAATAGTATTGTGGCATTAAAAGCAAAAGGTAAAGCAATCAAAGATAATGGTGGATTTGTAATCAGAAAAATAGAGGATATATGAAAGCAGTAATTGAAATGAAAGGTATCTACGGAACGTATTTCACCCAAGTCAAGGAGTTCAAAGATGATAAACATCTAGAAAATTGGTTGACCTGGATGGACAAAAATCAGAATCGAGTTAAAATAATCGGAACAAAAATACTATGAAATCTATTGAAAAATTACATAAAAAAATATCTGATAGGAGTTGGGATGGCAATGTATTGTATATACATTCAAGTGATCCTGTTGTAATATCTGAATGGGAGAATTGCAAAATGTACTCATGCAATGCTAGTTCAAGAGAAGTAAGACTAAACTTTAATCTACCCGATAGAAAGCAATTGATACTATCTAATTGTATAAAAGAAAGTAGTATAGATAGGAAGTCATATGATAACTATGGTGGTATAATGTATATACTAGAACCACTAACAGAAGAGATTGCAGAAACAATTTTAAAAATTAATTTAATATAACTATGAAATGGATAATTGTAGATTGGACAAGCACAAGGTGTTACTCCAACAAAAAATTTAAAAGTTATGAGGATGCATGGGACTTTCTGTATTGCGAATATCCAGATGATGATGATGCATTAGGCGAGTACTATGTTGTAAAAGATAGTACGCCACATAGAGAATTAATAGGAGGACTTATACTAGATACACATTAATAACATGAACAAAACAGAATTCTTTAAAAGATATGGTCATCTGTTGGTAAAAGTTAACCAAGATGATGCTAGTACTGGGGACTACATGCTGTACTACCCCGAGGAGAAACAAATTGCCAAATATTATTTGGACAATGGGTACATGGTTGCCTCAGTTTTTGAGGTTGAGAATGAAGAAGACAATGTATTGCTAGACAATGACATCAGCAACTCACACCACAAAATTGGACTACTAATATTAGAAAAATGAAAGCACTACTAATTGCCCTATGCCTATGGGGATGCGATGACAAAATTAAAATTGAGAAAGCAGGTGATGTGGATGGTCGCAAGACCTACCACGTAAAGGTAGGTAAGCAGACCTACGAGTATATGTATGCAGAAGAGATTGCCAATGCCTTGAAGACAGGTGATTGGGTATATAATGAGGACTTAAAATAAAATAACTATGCCTAATTGGTGTTCAAATGAAATCACAATTTCCGGAGACGTTACAAGGATTGTAGAGGCTTTGGAGTCTATTGAAAGTAAGCAAGAGAATAATGTATTCAAGACATTAATTGATGTCCCACAAGATGAGGATTGGTACAACACAAATCTAAAGTACTTTGGTACAAAGTGGGATGTATCTTACTACGAATGTGATCCCCAAGAATTTGATGGAGGATTGGTGCTAATGCCCAATACTGCATGGTCACCACCGATTGAGTTTGGTGTAAACCTAGCAAAGAAGTATGGTGTAGAAGTGGAGATGTACTACCATGAGTCGGGCATGGATTTCTGTGGCAAGACATCTATCAACTCAGATGGGACATATACAGAGGAGGACTATGGATACATGGAGGGACTCTACAATTTTGATGCAGACTATTTCTGGGTAGAGATTGAGTCCTACATAGAGTACGCAAAAGAGGATGGGCAATCGGTGGAGGAATTCCTAGAAGATTATGACTACTTACCTACTTATGACAAGAAAGAACTAATTAAAATATTTAAAGAAAATGAAATTTAATCCAACAAGCGATACTGCCAGACAAGAAGTCTTGGAGTACGCAAAAACACAAATGACTAAGAAGGATGCAATGCAATTCTTAGCAGACTTAGGGTACTACACAGATGTATTGTGGAGCATTGAAGATGTGACTGACCACTACAAATGTACGGATGAGGAAGCGTATGAGGTACTTAGAATGGTATTATCAGATGCCTACATCAAGTCAGTGATTAGAGAAGCAATTCACATGGCATCAGAACAATTAAACTTAGAACAAATATGAGAACGATTGAAGGATTAGAGAATGACTTTCTCAGAAGTGAAATCAAGAGGCTCAAGGAAATCCGAGAGGATCAGGAGCAGATGTTGGTGGATGATATCTACCAATGGATAATGTCCAACGAGGACATGGGCATGGGTGAATGTGCCGATGCATTATACGAGGCAACTAAAATTGTAGCAGAATGGAAAAGAAAATGCAAATGAAAGAAGATGACATCCTAAAGTTGATGTATGAATTCGTTACGAGGTTCGATAAGGACTTAAAGAAGACTTATAAAAGTGTACCCAAAAAAGATAGGCTATTTACCTACGAGCAGTTTATTGTAGCACAATTCTCAAACTTAATAGAACAATGAATGTATTCAAATTAAAAATCGGCAATTGGGATGGGGATCAGTGTACATTGTACACCACCTTGACAGAGGAGAATGTAAGGAAGATTGTAGAGCCAATGGCAAAGCAACATGAGGAGATGAACTATTTCATCGAGGACTACATCGTAGCATTGGAGGATGCATATCCAAAGAAATTAATCTTATCAAATTTCAGTTATCAAACACCCATACAACTATGAAAATTACAATCGAAGTAAATGTACCAGAGGGATTGGATCTCGACCATGCGTACCAGTCAGTAACAGATGCGTTGGCTAATGGTGATCTGTTTTCAGGTAAGTATGTACCACACAATGTGACTAAGGATGAGCAGGTTTTGGTGGCATCAATCCTAAATCAGCTTGCATCAAAGAAGGTCAAGCAGTTATTACCCAATGGCTTCAGAGACTGGGTAGAGACCCACCATGAGATGGTCTGTACCATCCATGCATTTATTGACAACGATACAATCCCCAAGAGGATACAAAAAATTCTAGATACTGAAGGATTTGCAGGGCTATACGACCTAGGCATTGAATTGACCACAGATTTCTGCAACACCTACAAGGATAGGGAATGGGATGGGGACTGGATTGATAAAATTATTGAATTCACAAATCTAAAACTACAATGACACTAGAAGAAAGACTACAGATGTACCAGATGGTACATGGCATGAATGACAGACTGCTTTACTTGGATGAGAAGAGCAAGGCAAAGTTCATCAAAGCAATTGACTCATTGTTCACCACGTATCCATGCCCTAGAGAGGTTAGGTATGGATCAGAAGCCAAGATAAAGGATGGAAGCGAAGCGAATGTTTAATGTGTACTACTGCGGTAGTCTATACGCAAGGATAATTTCTACCACCAAGTGGGAGGCTATCGATAGGATCTGCAATGAGCATTACTGGCTGAACAGAAGCAAAGTTTATGCAAAAAAAGATTGACATTGTTTATTTATTGTCTTATATTGTATCAAATTTAAATCAAATCTACTATGGATGAAAGCGAAGTATTTATCAATGAGGAAGTTGAGTTCAGCATTGATGACAAGGACTACCTGTGGGTAGGAAGTTACGAGGTTCACCAGTTTGGTGAGGAATCTACTTGGGATTGCATGGGCATGAGTGAGACTGAGATTAATATCCTTTCAACCCTTCGCCTATGCGAGCATGATGGTGATGATTGGTTTAACATCACGCCAACTAGTGATCATATGTATGGTCTAGTAGAACACATAATGAAAAGTTTATGAGCGAGTTAGATGTCATGTTCACAGCTGGACTACTGGTTGTGCTGGCAAACTTTACCGTATCAAGGATGATTAGAAAGAGTGATGACTCTAGTAGTAGGCATCAGATTCTAATTGAGGTGGCAAGTCTTGGACTGCTTATAGTATCATTTATTATTTATATAATTCTAATATCATGAAAATCGAAATCTTTAATAACTATTTAGAAAACATTATCAAGCGTTACTCCATCCCAAAGGATTGGATTTTCTCAAAGAATAAAAAGATGGAGGTGGTAGATGCAAGACACATGCTGTACTACCTATGCTCAAAGAGAAACATACCGGTGAGTTACATCCAGAGGTACATGGACATGAATGGGTATGTGATAGGTCACTCATCCATTATTCATGGGATCAAATCAATCGATAGTAAAGTACAAGCAGACACAGACTACAAACAACTAATTAAAAATCTAGAAAAATGAAATCAGAAAAATCAGTATTCGAGAGACTCTCAGCCATCAATGTGAACGAGCATGTTGAGAAGAAGGACAACCTCACCTACCTATCATGGGCATGGGCATGGTCTGTGACTAAGAAGGAGTGCCCAGATGCATCCTATAAGATCCTGCCTACGGAGTACGATGATGACCTTGGATTCATGTGCCATAGTGAGGTAACTATTGAGGGTCAGACACTTGAGATGTGGTTGCCTGTCATGGATGGCAAGAACAAGAGCATGAAGAAGAAGCCTTACTCCTACGCTACCAAGTACGGAGACAAGCAGGTGGATGCAGCCACCACGTTTGACATCAACAAGACAATGATGCGATGCTTGGTTAAGAACCTAGCCATGTTTGGATTGGGCATCTACATCTACGCTGGTGAAGATTTGCCAGAGAGTGAGCCAAAGGTGGTGGAGGAGAGCAGACCTACAGCACTAGTTAACTTGGTGAAGGGTAGTGATGATTGGAAGAAGGTGCTAAAGTATGTGGCTGAGAACAAGAGCAAGGGTCTTGCATTCATTGGCAAGCAGTTGACCACCAAGTATGACATGTCTGTAGAACTCAAGAAAGAAATAGCCGACTTGGTTAATGCTTAGACATGGATCACTATTCAGTGGAATCGGGGGCTTTGATTTGGCCTCCGATTGGATGGGATGGGAGAACGTATTCCATTGTGAATGGAATCCATTCGGTCAGAGAGTCTTAAAATATTATTGGCCTAATTCAATATCACACAATGACATTACCAAGACAGACTTCTCTATTTACAGAGGAGAAATTGACATCATCACAGGAGGATTCCCATGTCAGCCCTACTCAACAGCAGGGAAGCGACTCGGCAAGGAGGATAACAGACATCTCTGGCCTGAAATGCTTAGAGCAATTCGAGAAATCAAACCACGCTGGGTTGTGGGCGAAAACGTTCGTGGGCTTATTAGTTGGAATGGAGGGATGGTATTCGAAGAGGTGCAAGCTGACCTGGAATCTGAAGGGTACGAAGTCCAACCGTTTATACTTCCAGCTGCAAGCGTCAACGCTCCCCATCTCAGGCAAAGGGTATGGTTCGTTGCCCACTCCATGTGCGTACGATTGGAACAGTCCAAAGAAACCGGAGACATTTCAGAAAGCAAAGGAAAGACATGCACTGAAGGGAGTAAATGTTCAGAATCCTTTGAAGCAAATGGCATCAATGGGAATGCTTCCGACTCCAGTATCATCGGACAAGAATGCAGGAAGGAGAGGGAACGCTCCGAGGGAGGGTCACAACCCGATGACAAACAGCTTGAAGGATGCAATAAATTACCAAGAGCAGACTTCGAAATGTTCCCATCTGTCCCCCCAATTTGTGATGGAGATGATGGGCTTTCCAGTAGACTGGACGCTATTACCTTTTCTAAATGGAGAAAAGAATCAATCATGGCAGGAGGAAATGCCATAGTACCACAGGTAGTCTATCAAATATTTAAAACTATAGAACAATATGAATACAATAATCGATGAACTCAGGGATGATGATGAGTACTACAATGGTAAGGGTAAGTACTACCTATCCAACTCAGACATCTATGCATTGCTCACAAATCCCAAGCGATTTAGAGCCCGCTCAGAGGACTCAAAACACTTTCATGAGGGAAGACTATTCCATCAACTAATTCTAGAGCCTGAGAAGGCTGTAAACGTGCCACAGGTGGATGTCAGTACACGCAATACAAAGGAGTACAAGAAGTACCTTGAAGATTCTGGTCTTGAGTTCGCCATGTTGACCAAGGAGTACGATGAGATTGTTCGTCTTGCTAGTGTAATGAAGTCCAACCTCCAGTTCTACGATGACATCTACAGGGATGGCAACCTATACGAGGAGCCAACCATTGGTGAGATTAAGGGACTGCAATGGAAAGCGAAGGCTGACATCGTCACTGCTGATTCAATCATTGATCTGAAGACTACATCAGACATCAACAAGTTCAGGTGGTCTGCAAAGAGTTACAACTATGACTCTCAGTGCTACATTTACCAGCAATTATTTGGAAAGCCTCTATACTTTTACGTTATTGACAAGGAATCTGAGCAGCTCGGTCTGTTCAGACCATCCGAAGAGTTCGTGAAGGGCGGAGAAGCCAAGGTAGAGCGAGCAATGGAGGTGTACTACAGGTACTTCGGACCAAACCCAACAGATGATATTGACAATTACTTTATAAATGAAACCCTTTAATCAAATGGAAAAGAAAGAAACAATTTACGCAAACGGATTCATCGCAAAGAGAACTGAAAAGGATCCAGAGTTCATCGTTGTAAGACTATCAATCAAAGCAGACGAGGCAGTTGACTTCATCAATAAGAATACAAAGGATGGATGGGTCAACCTTGAAATCAAGAAGGGCAAGACTGCCGACAAGTTTAACGTAACTCTCAACACCTACCAAGTAAGCAAGAAGGTAGATGAGAATAAATGGGAGTCTCCATTCTAAAAATCTGAGGGGGTAACTCCCCCTCTTTTTTTTCTCTAGTCCATGTCATTTTTACTTTTCCCTATATATATATATATTCTCTATATATTATTATTATTTCTTTGAATCTAGAAAGGTTTTTAAATTGACATAATCGACATAGAGTTAATTATCAGTAAGTTACACGGCATAATTACAACATTCATCTGACATTTATGACATATCAAGTAACAATATTCCAGAGTATTAAGGAGACAAGTGCTCCGTTCCACAGGAATGTTGGCGTAATCCTAGAGCGAATTAAGTCTGGGTCATCTAAGGAACTGGTCAAGAAGATCAGGGCAGAGAAGCGGAAGCCTGAGCGACAAGAACTAAAGAAGCAGTTGCCAGCGATATGCTTCAGCGGTAAGTTCACCAAGCGATCCGATGCCTCCATCACGGAGCATAGTGGTCTGATATGTCTGGACTTTGATGGGTATCAGAACCAGAAGGACTTGCTACAGGACAAGGAGAACTTGTCTAAGAACAAGTACGTCTACTCAGTATTCATTAGCCCGTCCGGGAACGGGCTAAAGGTATTGGTAAAGATACCAGCAGACCAAGACAACCACATCAACTACTTCAACAGCCTAGAGAAGTACTTCAAGAGCCCATACTTTGACAAGACTAGCAAGAACGTATCACGTGTATGCTACGAGTCTTATGATCCACTCATCCATGTGAATGAGAACTCATCTGTATGGGACGTATTGGAGGAGCCAGAGTACACAGAGGTGAGTAAGTTCAAGGACAAGCCAACCATACCTATCACTGATGAGAACAAGGTGGTTGACATATTAGTCAAGTGGTGGGTGAAGAAGTACCCAATGATGGAGGGACAGCGGAACCATAACGTGTACATCCTAGCGATGGCGTTCAATGACTTCGGCATCAACAAGAGCCTTGCATCCTACGTGCTCAACCAGTACGCCACAGATGACTTCTCTGTACGTGAGATAGCAACAACAATTGACTCAGCCTATCGGAACACCACCAACTTTGGTACCAAGTACTACGAGGATGAAGAGAAGATTAACTCCATCAAGGCTAAACTTAGGAGGGGTGTATCAAAAAAAGAGATACGTATCCAACTACAGGACTCCCAACTGGATACGGATACTATCGAAGCAGTCTTGACCAAGGTGGAGGAGGAGAACGCAAAGAAAACATTCTGGGAAAAGAGCGAGAAGGGAGTCATTCGAATAGTACATATTCAGTTCAAGCAGTTCCTTGAGGACAATGGGTTCTACAAGTACTGCCCAGAGGGTGGTAAGAACTACGTGTTTGTGAAGGTTACAAATAACTTGATTGACCATACATCTGAGAAGGAGATAAAGGACTACGTGCTGAACCATCTACTTGAGTTGGATGACATCATGGTGTACAACTACTTCGCTGACCAGACTAGGTTCTTTAAGGAGGAGTTCCTGTCCATGCTATCAACCATAGACATCTTCTTCATCGAGGATACCAAGGACACATCCTACCTGTACTACAAGAACTGTGCTGTGCAGGTGACAAAGGATCAGGTGAAGCCTATTGACTACCTAGACCTAGGTGGATACGTGTGGAATGACCACGTGATTGACCGCAACTTTAACATGTGTGATGTGACAGATGCGTGCAGTTACAGGAAGTTTATACGCAACATCTGTGGGGATGATGATGGTAGAGTCGAGGCGATGGAGAGCACCATTGGGTTCCTACTACATGGATACAAGAACCTTTCATTCTGTCCTGCTGTGATCCTCAACGATGAGGTGATAAGCGACAACCCTGAGGGTGGCACAGGTAAGGGTCTGTTCATGAACGCATTAAGTAGAATGAAGAAGGTGGTAACTATTGATGGCAAGTCATTCACCTTTGAGCGGAGCTTCGCCTACCAACTTGTGTCTGCCGATACGCAGATCCTAGTGTTCGATGACGTGAAGAAGTACTTTGACTTCGAGAGACTATTCAGTGTAGTAACTGAGGGGCTAACGCTAGAGAAGAAGAACAAGGATGCAATCAAGATACCATTCAGCAAGTCTCCTAAGATTGCAATCACTACCAACTATGCCATCAAGGGATCGGGCAACTCATTTGCTAGACGTAAGTGGGAGCTTGAGTTACACCAGTACTACTCCAAGACATTCACTCCTTTGGATGAGTTTGGTAAGTTGATGTTCGGTGATTGGAACGATGATGATTGGTGTGAGTTTGACAACTACATGATCAGATGCTTGGCTAACTACTTGAGCACTGGTCTAGTGAGAAGTAAGTTTGTCAACCTAAAGATTAGACAATTGTCTGCGGAGACAGCTCATGACTTCATCGAGTGGTGTGGTCTGGTGGAGGGTCAGCCTAAGAACAATACGCTAGAGCCAGAGGTAAGGCTGTACAAGAATGACCTGTACAATGACTTCGTCAACGAGTACCCTGACTACGGACCAAAGTCTAAGATGACCATCAGCAGAACCAAGTTCTACAAGTGGCTGGTATCGTACGGAATGTTCAAGTATGGCGTTGCTCCTGAGGAGGGACGTGACATGATGGGTAGGTGGATCATAATTCATTCAAATGATTGAGAGAGTACCCGGCTATTCGGATGAGCAGATGCTACGCTACTGCGGTATACTTTACAATGTTGTATCGAAGGACAAGTCTGCCGACCCAGATGTAGTAACTAATATAAAGAATTGCCTATCTCATTACGGAACAAGAAGCATGGAGTTTAGACCATACCAGAGGGACATAATATCGCAGGGGGCACAAGCCATACAAGAACATGGCTTCGTGTACCTAGCGATGGAGGTACGGACAGGCAAGACCTTGACCAGCCTTGGCATAGCCAGTGAGTGCGGAGCAAAGTCTGTGCTGTTCGTGACAAAGAAGAAGGCCATCGGCAGTATCGAGAAGGACTATGATTTGCTACAGCCTAGTTACCAGATAAAGGTGGTCAACTATGAGAGCCTCCACCACGTGGTAGACAGCCTCAAATTTGACCTAATAATTATCGATGAGGCACATAGTATAGGTGCGTTCCCAAAGCCCAGCAATCGGGCTGTAATGATCCGACACGCCATCTCTAAGTATAGACCTAAGGTGATACTCATGTCAGGGACACCAACACCAGAGAGTTACTCACAGATGTACCACCAGGTGTACGGCATACCTGGAAACCCATTCAAGCGGTTCGTTAACTTCTATAAGTTTGCTGAGGTGCACGTGAAGGTCAAGCAGAAGAACATCAATGGGCTATTCATTAATGACTACAGCGGTGGGATGGACAGCATCATAGATGAGATGAAGCCATACATGATAAGTTTCTCACAGAAGGAGGCAGGCTTCGTGTCATCAGTTACTGAGGAGATACTAGAGGTTGAGATGAAGGAGTCTACCATGCAACTTATAAAGAAGTTGGAGAGGGACCTAGTGATTGAGGGTAAGACTGAGGTGATATTGGCGGACACGGCAGCAAAGTTAATGATGAAGGTACACCAGTTGTGCAGCGGTACGATTAAGTTTGAGAGCGGTAACAGCATGGTGCTTGACACCACCAAGGCTGAGTTCATTAAACAAAAATTTCAAGGAAGTAAGATAGGCATCTTCTATAAATTTAAGGAAGAGTTGTCTGCCCTGAAGGATGTGTTTGGTGATGAACTTACAACTGAGCTTAGTATATTTGAGAGTACAGATAAAAGCATTGCTCTTCAGATAGTTAGTGGCAGGGAGGGGATAAGCCTCAGGCATGCCAAGTACTTGGTGTACTACAACATTGACTTCAGTGCTACTAGTTACTGGCAGAGCAGGGACAGGATGACAACAAAGGATCGTTCGTTCAACCATGTGTACTGGGTCTTCAGTAAGGGAGGCATTGAGCATGACGTGTACAAGACAGTGATAAAGAAGAAGGACTACACAGTTAATCATTTTAAAAATA